TGGAGCCATTGTTTTCGGTCATCGGCGCGTTTTTTGTTGAAAATTTTGTCGATGGAATCGTCACTGGTCTTGCCGTTGTGCACGAAATCCACTATTTTTTTATGGGCGAAATACTCTTTGAATTCGGCCGAAGTCGATGTTCCTAAACCCTTAAAATATTTGATGGTCCATCCTTGCGGACCTGCTTCACCGAATCCGTTTTTCCACGTGTCATACTCGCCTTGATTGTAAAAGACGAGGGTTTGTGCCCCCTTTTTAGCACGTAGAATAGGAGTGTTCATAAACGAAATGAATCCGGGAATATCGACTAAGGATGCCCATTCACTGTGGAATAAATTGATGCAGAGGCCTTTGATGTGGCTCCCATCCATGTCCTGATCTGTTATAATCATGATTTTGCCATAACGCAAATATTGCTGCACATCGGCCATGGTTTTGTATTCGCGACCGGATTCTAATCCGAGGATTTTTTTGATATCGGTGATTTCCTTGTTTTCGGCGATTTTCTTGAGCTGTTCGCCACGCACATTCAGGAGCTTTCCTTTCAGCGGATAAATGCCGATAATGTTGCGGTCTTCGGAAGACAGACCCGATACAATACCCGACATGGCACTTAATCCCTCACACAAAATCAAAATACAATCTTTCGAAGCAGCTGTTCCACTATGATTCGCGTCCATGAAATTCGCAATGCCGCGGATGGTTTTTGTTTTCGACCCATCCGTCGATTTTTTCGCTAAACGATTCTCTTTGGCTTCGGTCAATGAACAGGCGAGGTCCATCACCCCCATTTTCGCCACCTTTTCGATAAAGGTGTCGGAAACAGTGCAAGACGAACCGAATTTCGCGGACGGCGTATTCATATAGTCTTTGGTTTGACTGTCGAACGAAGGATTTTCTATATCACATCGCAAGAACAAGATTAACTGCTCCTTGATGGCATTGCCATTGACCTTGATTTTTTTCTTTTTCTCGATATAATCGCACAATTTACGCACGATTTGACCGGTAATGTATTCAACGTGTTTGCCGCCCTTGAATGTGCAAATACCATTGACAAAAGAGACCTGAATAAATTCATGTGTCGGCGAAAGCGCGACGGCATATTCCCAGCGCTCATCGGATTGTTCATAGACGCGTTTTGCACCGGCACTGCTGGTGTTACCTGAACCAGCTTCGCTACCCGACGCAACGCTTGCATCGTCGGCGACTTGTTGTTTTGCGGCACTCTTCGAGCCTATGTACAAATCCACATATTGCTGGAAGTTTTTGCACGGAGCCACGTCGCCATTATAAGTGATTTTTACTTTTTTGACGGAATGGTCCGTGACTGCACTAATATCATAGACGCGTTTTTTCAACAAGGCAATCATATCAGGAGTTAATCCGCCGATGCCGAGACGTTGATAGTCGGGCTTGAAGGAGACTTTTGTATATGGTTTTGCGGAAGAGCATTTCGTAATGACGGGCGCGCCTAAGACATCTAAATTATTGCGAAATTCCTGGACATATTTGAGACCACGAATATGGTCGACGGTTTCAATGCGACCATAGGTGGACCAGATTAGCACTAATTTAAATCCGAAACCATTTTTGCCACCTACGATTTTTTTCTCATTTTTGTCATAGTTTGTGGAAGTTCTCAAATGTCCGAAAATCATTTCCGGAATCCACAAATCGTGCTCGGGATGTTTAGCAATATCAATACCGTTTCCGTCATTTGTCATGGTAATCATTCCATCTTCGGCAATTTCCGTCGAAATATACGTCACGAATTTTTTCTCTACGCTCGATGAATGAATCATGCGTAACACATGGTCACGACAATTGACAATACCTTCGTCGAATAATTTGTAGAGTCCGGGAATATATTCAATATGCTTTAGCACAATCATTCCTTTGGCATCATCATAGACCCACATTTCAGCATCGACATTTTCGACTGAACCGATATAGGTGTCAGGATTGTCTAATATATGTTGCTTGTCGGTTTTGCGTTGGTATTGTTTAGCAAGAGAGGCGTCCATGTTGTAGTATAGTATAATATCAAGTATGCTATACTATGGTTTGGTCCCATCTAATTCAATTTTCTCGAAAAAACCCCTAATATTTCTCAGATTTGATGGGTTCCGAAACGGTTCCATCGGCCGCTTTGCAATACAACCCGGATATATTGCCTGGGCCTTGTATCATGATGGAGCCCGAGGCACAGCCATAACACTGTTTATCTAAACCTAGGTTGAGACCATTGCCACATGAAGATTTCAAAGTCGCAGATTCATCGGTGGGCAATGTCGTCGAATAGGCCATTGAATAAGGCGCATGAGGAATATGGGTCGTCAACATCACAGAAGACCCAGCAAATCCCTCTATAACACGAAATGTCGCGCAGACCACAATAATCAATATGAACAATAGTATTGAAATCGTTCTACGAGCAAGCATTATTCTAAATCTATATTATAGAGAGATAAAACTATGGCATCACTGGTATGGACAACTCAATTAAATAAAACCGGTATAACAAAGGTGAATGCAATTGGTGCAACTACACTAATCAATGCGTTTTATATATCCGGAACCACAAATCTTTCGGTTATCGGAAGCGAATCGGGCGATTCTTCTACCGATTCTAATAATTCGGCATTTATCATTTCATATACCTCGACGAATAATATTTTATATACAAAACGCATACATGGTTCGGGAGATGATTCTTCTACCTGTATGAAGTTGTACAAGGGACTTATTTATATGGGTGGAAATACATCCTCGCAACAATTAACCTGGGGCATCGATTCGAATGGTACAGTCAATGATACAACCGATGATATAACCTTATCCGAAACAAACAGTGAAAATTTGCAAGGCAGCATCGATGGATTTGCTGTAAAATATGATATAAATGGTTATGTAAAATGGGGAGACAGACTTACCAATAGTGAACCAGATAATATAAGTGCTATAGATGTGGATGGCACGTATATGTATTTAGGCAATAACTCTCTTTTATTAACTTGTAATACCAGAGGAGATACTGATAATAAAATTACGATTTATGATACATTGGATATTGGAACAAATACGACGATTCATTCTATAACAAATAATGAGGGGTCATATGTTTTTATCGGCGGACAAACCTATGCGCAACAAATCGGAAATGAAACAACAGACAACTTACAAGGAACTTCGAATGGATATATTTATGCATATGAATCGCGAACTGCACCATTGTGGTTAAAACGGATAGGTCAAAACAATGATACATCAGTCACACAAATTATTTATACCACCGACGGATATGTTTATGCAGCCGGATACACAACATCCACGTTGATTGGAACTGAAGTATCATCAAATTTATTAGGTAAAAAAGACGGGTTCGTAGCAAAATATGGTGCAAGTGCAGGAGAATTTGTAGCATCTATCAGGGTTTCTGGTACAAGTTCTGGCGAAAGCACTACTATTACATCTATTATAAACGATTCCACCAATAGTTATATTTATATAGGTGGATATACCACCGCGAGTCGCTTACAAAGTTCTCTTGTCATATCCGGTCAATCATTCAATATAACGTGCGAATCATCAAATAGTAAAATCGGAACCCAAGATGGGTTCTTTGCCAAATTTACAAAATCCGGTGTATTTGTCGCGATGCAACGCATCGGACAATCGAATTCATCGACCTATATCACCGATATCAAAATAAATAAAAGCGGATATGTCGTTGTAGCTGGCTATATCGAACAATCAACGTCGTTTACGAGCGGATTTGTTTCGATATACAACTTTACAGCCACCACAACTGTTGTATCTTCCACACCCATCGACTATTGTGTCAACAAAATGAATCGTCGCAATAGAATGTCCATGACTTGCACGAATGTCCAATACAATAAACTGGTGACTTATGGAAACGACCCGCAACAATCACAGAAAATGGCTTATTCACGATATTTACGCAGTCATAAACCGTATAAATACATTTATACTCCACCTGCAGCCGTCGCTTCTAATAGTGGTATCATTATTACATTTGCCGGTTACGGTAGCACAAGTGGTTCCACTGAAATTAGTTCGAATGGAGTAGATGCACTGGTTGCAAATTTAGAAAAACCAATTACTTGCGCAATTGATTCTGCTGGAAATATGTATATTTGTAACATTTCCACCCGTCGAGTATATAAATTAACCGTTTCTACCAATAAAATTACACCCTTTGCTGGGAATGGCACATCTGGTTATTCAGGAGACGGTGGAAATGCAACCGATGCCAAACTGTATGAACCCGAAGATATTGCCTTTGACTCCAGTAACAACGTCTATATTTGTGATAAAAACAACAAGCGCATTCGAAAAGTAGCCAATGGAATCATTACCACTGTTTGTGGAAATGATAGTGCGGGATACTCGGGTGATGGCGGAGACGCATCATCTGCTACACTGAATTATCCACGAGGATTATGTATTGACGCATACAACAATATATATATTGCAGATACTGCAAACAATGTCATACGGAAAATCAATGCGACCACCAAAATCATAAGCACAATCGCCGGAAATGTTAATGCAGTTCCAACCACAGATTTAGGCAACGGAGCAGTCGCTACCAGTATTTCGGTGAATTTACGCATACCTCAATCTGTCTATGTCGATTCTTCCCAAAACATTTATATTGCCGACACGGGGAATCGCCGCATACGCAAGGTCGATGCGACAACACAAACCATAAGCACTTATTGTGGAACGGGGAATGGAGGATTTAATGGCGACAATATTTTAGCCACAGCAGCCAATTTGAACATTCCGGTATATGTAACCGGCGACGCTTCCTATATATATGTAACCGATTTAGGACACAATCGTGTGAGGAAAATTAACAAAAGCACAAATATGATTACAACGGTCATTGGAAATGGTGATTTTGAATACACCGGTGACAATATTCCAGCAACCAGTGCCGGATTAAATCAACCGCGAGGTTTAGGAATCGATACTTTAGGAAATATCTATGTGGCCGATACTTTACATTCGCGGGTTCGAAAAGTGTATGCTTAATTATTTTGTCATATTAGTATATAGTATGAAACGCCCAGTTCGCGACCCTGACACCGGTTTATATACCGTACATGGCAAAGATTACAAAGAACTATTCGGTTCTCGCACACAAGTTCACAATGGAACTGCGTATAAAACCACTGGCGGATTAACCAAATCCGATTTAATCATGAACAAGTGGGGCCGCATTGTTTCTGAAAAGAAGCACAAGACCGCCAAAAAAGAAAAGCGCCTACAAAAACACGGCTACTTTGCTAAAAAGGGCAAATTCGGCTACGTCAAACGCTCTGTCAAAAGACGTTCTGGTAAAATGAGAGGCGGAAAAGATATGGGTGAAACCGCGTCTGCTCCAGCAAGTGAAGTCGTCGGTGCCCCTGAATCATCCACTTTATCTCCTGCATCCGCATAAACATCTACTACAAATATTGTATGTGTATAATTATATACACATGCAAAAGACGTCTCTTTATCACAGTTATATTTATTTCATTTTCTTTGTGAAAGTCCTCTTCTTGTTAGCCATTATTGCACAACTATATGCCAAATTTTATGCACCCGAGAAATTCGAAGATGCAAAGTCGTGGAAAGACTATTTTGAAAACATTTTCATCATTTTGATGGCGCTACTCTTGTTGTATTTATTTAGCCATAGTCATGTGAATATTGAAAGAGAAGAGCGCATATTGTTTGTGATTTTCGCCATCATTATCATATTACACACCTATCGCATGTTGTAAGTAGACTCATCGAAAAACGTGATTATCATAAAACATTTTGCTGACAATGAGACCGCCCGAAAAATATTTGCAGTAATACAAGTATGCGTCATAATTTGAAAAGGTTAGCGGCTGATTTTCGGCTATATATTCTTGCTTCATGGCTTCCAATGCCACATTGATATCGAGTTGTTTGTCCCATTTTGCACAGCGCAAATTGTAAATATACTTGTCGTTTTCTATTTCTATGTCTGGATAAAAATAGGTAATCAAATCAATCATCTGGTTGTTATTCACAGTTTCCCCACATCCTTTTTTAAATAATGTGCAAATTTCGTCAATCTCGAATTCATTGTCAAGCGTTTCATCCACTGCCATATTTTCATCCCAGAAACAGACGAATTTTTGCATGGCCGGCAAATATTTGCTGGATATATTCACAAAGACGTCGCCATCTTCCTTGTAATAGTCCCCCAACTTTTGCACAAAGAGACCATGCAACGTTTGTTGAAAGATAATGGCCGGCAAATGTTTCGATTCTAAAAAATGTTTCCACAAATATTGCATGTTTTTCCAGTTGATTTGCATAGAATCCGAAGCGCGTGCATTTTTCTGCAAATATTCGTCAATAAACAATTGTATGATGGAATCGGAGCTGTTGTTTTTCAAAAACATGACGTCTGCGACGAGAGCATTGTTGTTGCTATAGTGTAATAGAAATGTATCGGAATCTTGAAAGCGGGTCGAATAATGACAGGCGACGCACAACATATCGAGCGAACATGCATTGAGCATGGATTTCCATAAACTCTCATTCTTGACGCTTTCGAACACATTGACAATCCGGCATTGTTGATAATTGTGTTCGTGATATTTGTGTTTGATGGTATGGTGCAAATTGGTGCCTAAAAACCCCTGGCACATGGTATTGAGTTCGCGGATGAAATGCTTGGCCTGCACCGGTAGAAAATGAATGAGGTCGCCGTTTTTCTTGAAAATATTGTCGCCAATCATCGTCAAGAAATATTTCGCTTCGGTTTTTGTGGCGAAAATAGTCGGATACAATTGTCCCAACACATGCTGGATGGTTTCGGATTCGGGCACGGTTTTCGTCAGCGCGTTTTCCTTGATGCGTTTCATAATATAGACTTTCGTGCGCTGTTTCCACTGCATGAGCTGTTTGTCCGCCGTAATGGTCGTCAATACATGGTGCAATATATTGTCTTCGCTATAGAGCGAATAGTGTTTGCCGTCATAATAAAAGAATTTTTCGGTGGATGCATTGTAAAAGTATTGATTGTTGTTGAGGAACGACTTGATAAATGCGGTTTGCTCGGCGGTGAGTTCGTCGATGCGTTGTTGCCGTTGCTCGTGAGTCTTTTGCATGGTTTCGAGTAGTTGCGGCAATTGCTGGCACACATAGGCTTGCATGCGCCCCATGATGTATTCATTGCCGGCATATTTTTGACAGAGTTCGTCAATGACGGTTTTGATTTGTGGATGGTCAGATGCCATTTTTATGCTAACTGTTATGTAAAATAGTCTCTATATGCATTTGTGTAATACTAATACTATTACACAAACTGACCTAAATGCTGACTACACTTCGTATTACACTGGATTTCGAATATTCGTTCGAGGAATCTACCACAGACGCCTTTAGATATTTGGAAATGACTGCATTTGTTTTGAAAACGTCTTCGGATGGAAGAAGAGCGAACCATTGATACTTGTGGCGACGCAATATTTCATGTGCGGGAATAAAAATACCATAAGTTTCGGGTGCAATATCTAAATATTCTTCCTCCATAAGATGTTCCAACAATATGGGTTTTCCTTTTTGCATTTTGATACCAATCCTTTTCCCATTGACCAGTGTCATTTGCCCATTTTTGATTGCATGGGTGCACCATGACGAAGTGTCGCCGGTGAATGTAGACTCACTCGAAAAATGGGGATTTTGACTGCGCTGTTTTAAATATTCGACGAGCGATTTGATGGTTTCGTCGTTTTTCTTTGCGCCCATAAAATGTATGTTTGGCGAAAACATGTTTTGTGATAAATCCACGGAATGATTGATTTTTTCGCAAATAAAGGGGACATTTCCGGCGACTCCTTCGTCATATAACCCCTTCAAATTCTTCATGCACAAAAAGGAGTTTGGAACCACCATTCCGCCATAATAATACAAGAGTTGCATCATTCCGACTTCGCGATAATAACCGCGCATGGGTTTTGCAACCGTTTTCAAATCAATATCCCACGACGGAATTAACCGACTAAATGTGTCGTCGTCAATCAAACACACATTGAAATCTTCTCCGCAATGATTGATGATGGTTTTAATGGTCAAATGTAAATAGGGTTGATTTAAATCGGTGCTGTTGCGCGACTGAAATGATTTCCAGTGACGCGAATTCACTTCGTATTTTGAATGAATCCACAATTTCGGTTTGTTAAATCCATACAAGGGGGACTCATTGAGTAGATATTTTCTTATTAAATCATATTCATCGTTGGTGGTGAATGCTTGTTTGGCATTCATACCAATAAAACTCACAATCGCTATGACACCAAAGGCGATTAAATATTTATAAGTATTTTTTGAATCCAACATATATACTAAGCAATGATATTATTTGGATTGCGGAAAATACACAAAGAAATCAATATTATATTTTGATTTGTCATATTTCATGGCAGAAGAATACATAATCGCGTGACTTTTGCATATTTGTCGAATAATATTGGTAAAAGATTTGTAGGTAAATTCGCGCGTCACATAATATGCCTTTGAGGCATGATAATAATCAATAATGGATTCTAAAAATTCTTCATGATATTTATTATAAAGGAGAACTTTATAGGCATTGGCATCAATGAGATAATACTTGTCGGTTTTCAGGCATATCTTTTCCAATAATCCCATCATCAATTCGACCGGAATTGGTCTCCTAAATATTTGACAATTCATGTTACTATACATACTAGACATAATAAATATGACTAAATACTTCAGTGAGAGTTGAGAACTTTGCATAATGTATTTAAAAACAGTGGCAATTCAATGATATCTTCGTGCATGTTGTGAAAAATAGTAATGTATTTGCAAATCACCGGAATCATGCGGTATTTTTCATCTTCGGTTAGCAACACCGTCCCTTTGATAAAATTGAAGAAGTAGTCCAGAATGTCCATCACGGAATATCCGTAATCGTGGATTTCGAACCATATATCAATGGCCGACTTGAGTTCTTTGTTTCGAAGATGGTGAATCGTTTCTTCGAATTTTTGTGACGAAATATGAGAACATATTTTTCTGCACAATTCAAGATGGATTGGTTCTCCGACAATGTATATTTTTTCTAAATATTGAATGAGATTCCGGATTGAATTTTTCGAAATGTGTAATAGATAATCTCGTGATTCTTGGTCTATCACAATCTGTTCTTGACTCACGATTTTGTCCATCAAAATTTGAATATATTCCGACGAAGGCGGCGACAGCGTCAACATGTGTAGGCGCGATTGAATGCTTTCAATGACTTTTTGAATTGTCGTGCATACTGCAATGAAATTCACATTGTTTTGATACTTGTCGATGTAATTGCGGAAGACCTGCTGACTCTGTTCATTAATCATATCTAAATCATCCACAATGATGAGTTTTTTCTTGCCGAAAATATTGCTACTCGACCTGCAAAAGGTTTTCATTTCATTGCGATAATAATTGATACCCTGTTCTTTGAGATTATTCACATGCAATATATTGTTCTCCGGCATGGGTTCGTCGGCACGCAATCCGTAATATTCACGTATAATCGCATACAATAAGGTCGTTTTCCCCGTGCTCGTATTGCCCACAAATAATACATTTAGATTGTCGATTTCCAGCAAGGTTCTCAGCACGACTCTAAAATTGTCATCCGTCGAAAAATCGCTTACAAAATATGGTTTGTATTTCGTGATAAAGGTTTGATGATTCATTTCTATGAATCAACGACTACTATTTATATTATTGCGTCAACAAAATATAAATACTAACTATTTTGCTATATATACGATGAAAAAATCATTTTACGATGTTCTCGGCATCAATAAAAATGCTTCCGAAACTGAAATCAAAAAAGCCTATCGCACATTGTCTTTGAAATACCATCCGGACCGTAATCCGTCGGAAGAAGCGCGGACTTTATTTCCCTCCATCAACGAGGCATATGAAACGCTAGGTGACAAGGCAAAAAAACAGCAATATGACATGGAACTCAATGGTTTCGGCGGAATGCATATGGGTGTAGGTGGTGAAATGGACGATATTCAGAATATTTTCAATATGATGTTTGGCAGTCAGTCGCGTGTTCCGGGGTTCGGTGGAGGAGCGGGATTTCCGGGGGTGCATGTATTTCATGGACCGCCAGGCGGTGGCCATCCTTTTCAACATATGTTTCAAACCATGCAAAAACCTCCACCGATTATAAAAAACGTGCAAATTTCACTCGAACAGGCTTATGTCGGATGTTCTCTTCCCATTGAAATTGAACGATGGACACTCGAAAACGAAGTCAAAACCCACGAACTGGAAACGATTTATGTGCCCATTCACCCGGGAATCGACGACAATGAAATCATAATTTTTCGCGAAAAGGGTCATATTGCCAGCGACACCTTGAAAGGCGATGTCAAAATAATCATACGCATTGAAAATAGCACCCAATTCAAACGACATGGGCTCGATTTAGTATACGTAGCGAAATTGACGCTCAGGGAAGCCCTCTGTGGATTTGCCTTTGAACTAAAACATTTGAACGGGAAAGTGATGAATATTACAAATTATTCGAATAAAACGATTATATCTCCTTCTGCGAAAAAAATCATACCTAATTTAGGTATGACACGAGAGAAACAAACCGGTAATTTAATACTGGAATTTGATATCACTTTTCCGGCATCGATTACGCCTGAACAATGCGAGGCTCTGGAAAAAATATTGCCATAGATGGTAATGGGTTTGTTGTTTTGCTAAATATTTAGGAACTTTTTTGCTAAATATTTATTGACCCCCATATTGTTGACTAAATACTTTAAGATGAAATACGTTTGGTAGGAATGGCTACGTCCACAATATAAATGGAATTTTCCGTCACGACAATGTATTCCGTGCCGACCTTGTATATTTTTGCAATAGGACTGGTATATTCTTCTTCACTTTTGACAAGTAGTTTCTCTTGATTGTCTTTGACACCGATTAAAACGGTTTTGTCTAAAGAGTTCGTCCAATAGTCGAACATGATTGGTTTATCTTCGACAATGGATAATTTGGCGGCGTGTTGTAGGGTGTTATTTTCTGGTAATCGGTAACCATTTGGGGTGGTTACGGAAGCTGTGGCAGATGGCTTTGTGAGACTGGCTGAACTCATTTACTATGAAAATATAAAATAAATAACGTGTTTTACTTTAAATCCTTATTTTGCTAAATATAATAGCGAGACCGCGATAAAAAAGGCGGTGGGGGGACCAGCTTGCCCTAAAATCCATAAATAATCCTATAACATAACCGATTGCTGCATGTAATGGTCAGAGATTTGCACCGTGCGTTTTCGCAATTTCGTTTTTTTGTTTTTGACCACATGTCCGTCGTTTTCAACACATATGTTACCATATTCCACTGCTAATATATTTTTTATAAAATCGTATATAAAGGTCAAAATTTTTTCCGAGCAATTTCCCACAATTAGACAACTGCCGGTTCGAAACACCATGAAAGAGACTTCGGTGTATTTTTTGTTGTCGTCGAGTTCGCTCATTTTCATATTACGTTCATTTGCTATAATACGTCCATTTTGCATGACATCGTCAAAGCCGATTTCATTGTTGAAATAGAATTTGCATTTGACACCGGGATAACTGCAAGGGTCATAGGCAGATTCAATGCCATATTTATCACTCCGCAAAATACTGTATAATTTTTCGCGATTCACGAAAAACCCGCAATTGAAATTGGAATTAATCAACACATTGTCTTCGGAATTGCTTTCTAGAAACTCGAGTGGAGTTTCCATGAGTGGCTGGATATACTCCAATATCATGGATTTCACAATATCAAAGAGACGGCTATTCAAAATTCCGGGAATTTCGAGCTTGCCCGTGTTGAATACTTTCACATGTATTTCACGAAATGCGCCGTCATAATCAAAGCGCAAAATCATGGCAAAACAGTTGTAGAAGGCATTCTTCACTTTGCTGCGACAATTCATAATGTCTTTTTTTGAAATGCCAATGGTGATTTTGCGCTCATCCTTGAATTTAATGCGCCGCGCTAACGGATTATTGATTTGTTTAATAACGTGTTCAGTGTAATAGTATGCATTTTTGAGTTTTTCACAATATTCGTTATATTCGTCTTCGGTTTTCGAGACGATTTTCATTTGTTTTTTTATGATGCCGGGTAGCGGCTTCCAGTATTCAATGACGGGCAGACTCCAGAAGATGGTGTGAATATCTATTGGATGGTTCAAAAACAACACTTTTGTTTTGGTGGAAATATAGAGGTCATCACATTTAGGAACATCGGTGGTGGTCTGATGTATGGACGTCGGAAGTTCAACTGTCCGGGTTTTTTGCCCATTGTTGTCGTTTTTTCCTTGCGACGACAAATATTGCAGCCATTCTTCGTCTAATGAACTCATTTTATGAAATGGCGGATTTGTAGTATTGTCTTTAAGTAATTTGCTTAGAACTTCTTTAAGTAGTTTCAATTTTGTAATAGAAAAATATACACTGTATATATAAATGTCCGCAACATATGAAAAATACGTCCCGGTGAATACCATTCAACTACCCACGAAACACAAAAACAAGAAAACTGAACCAATTCCAATTTCCGCCAACAACAACCCACGTTTTGAAATACGCCCTTCGGTGGGAAAATTCGACCCAAACATGGCAAGTTCTCCACCTAACGTTTTTGTAAATGCATTAAAACACCGAATGGATACCTATTACACTAGCACTATTGAAATCAACGATGAAAACAAACGTCAACGGGCGTATTCGTTTGAACATATGTTACGGTCAATACATATTTAGGAAAATTTGTATATTCAAGCAAGAATATACAAAGATGAGGTTTATCAATTCGCTTTTCGCGCTTCGTGAAATACAAATTGTAAAAAGCTGTCATTGTCAACATATGCATTGTGGATGCAGTTCTCAATCATATTTAAATAGGATTCGCGAATCATGTCTGTAATGGTTCTCAGCGTATAGTTGAAATACGACTGCATGAGTATTTTCTTGTCCATGTTATACTGCACACTATATGTATGGATTTTCTGCAGAAAATCGTCAATCATCGTGTCTTTTGCATAGAGTAGTTGATGAATATCTTCCCATACACCCACATGAATAATATGCCCACTCCATTCCGATAAATTTTGATTTAGCTGAATAAAATTAATCATCGACCGAATATCCGATTGATACATGGTCTGTATGGCATCAATTTCGCCAGTGGTAATCGCCAGGTTCTCAGCTACTGCAATTTGCTGAATAAAGTTCTCGATTTCCGCTTTCGGCAATTGATTGAATCGCACGCTGATGAACTCGTGTTGTAACGATTCGTCGATTTTGCTAATATAGTTGCAAATGAGACAAAATCGAACATTACTATTACACGTCTGGAGCAGGGTTTTTAGCGCTTGTTGTGCGGATTTTGTCATATAATCGACTTCGTCTAATATGACGAATTTGAAACCGGTTTCAAAGAGATTTTTCGAACGGACAAATTGATAGATTTGATTGCGAATAATATCAATACCTCGCTCGTCAGATGCATTCAGATGAATGACGGTACCTTGACTTTTCCCGAAATAGGTTTGCTGGTATTCGTCGATTAAATTCATAATCGTCGTCGTTTTCCCAGTTCCGGGCGGACCATAAAACAGTAAATTCGGAAAATAGGCCTTGTCGATAATTTTTCGAAAAAGCTGGCGATTGAGTGGGTCGAGCACAATGTTCTCAAATTGTGTTGGACGATATTTTTCTACCCATGGTTTTGACATTTGATTACTGAATACTTGTCAAAGACTCTTTATGTCGATTTTTAGGGCAATAAGTTTTGTTCTCGTTGCCGTTGTTTAGGGCAATAAGTTTTGTTCTCGTTGCCGTTGTTTAGGGCAATAAGTTTTGTTCTCGTTGCCTTACTCCTTAAGCAACAAAATCCCTAATAACATGCATAATATTCCAGCAAGTTGTCTAGCCGTCAACGCTTCATTAAAAATAAAAATACCGAATCCCACCAATAACAACGCGGATACAGCCTTTAGCAAAAACGATGTGATGACGACTTGTCCATTTTCCTGCAATTGAAATACTGCTAAACTAGTAAAGACGGTAATCATAACTACGACCCCCGCGCACATATATTGAGAACACGATAATCTGAACAAGTTTGAAATGTTCTCGCGCTTGTGCAAATAAGCATACACAAAAGAAACAATGGCGATGAGTGTACTGTTCAAAAACAAAAACTCCCAGTTGGTAATGGTCGTCATCACATGTTTGCGAAAAAAGGGATTTAGTGATTTTAAAAGGGATATACCCATAATCATGGGTAACATAGCCAAAAAAATTGAACCTATACAAATAGATTTAGATATTTACATACATACTATAACAAATGGAACCCGAAGGTTATTTAGAACTCATCCTGGGCCCTATGTTTTCCGGAAAAACCACACAACTCATCCAGCACTACAAAAAATTCACCTATATTGGAAAACAGACCATCGTCATCAATTATGCCGAAGACAAGCGATATCACGATAGTATGATGTCTACCCACGACAAGGTTATGATACCCTGTTTGTTTGCAAAAACCCTTGCTGAAATCTGGCCACAACATCAAGCTGACGTCTTTATCATCAATGAGGGTCAGTTCTTCGCCGATTTATATCCGATTGTGTTAGACATGGTGGAGAACCATCACAAAGCCGTCTATATTTGCGGTTTAGACGGTGATTTCAAACGACAAAAATTCGGTCAAATATTAGATTTGATTCCCTATAGTAATCGCATCGAAAAACTAAATTCGTTGTGCGCCCTTTGCAAAAATGGAAAACCTGGGTTATTTTCGCATCGTATGACACAAGAAAAAGACCAGGTGGTCATCGGGTCGGACAATTATCAACCGCTTTGTAGAACATGTTATCGCGAGTGTAACCAGACCAATGTGGTGATGTAACTCGACAGTGTAACCCTAACACAAAAATGGCCGGTCACCAACCCGCACTAAAGTATTTTTTAAATCGATATAAAGTTTGAATCCTATTAGTGTATACCAGGGGAGTAGAATAGCCTAGTGAAAGAGGATGACTACAAAACGCTCTACAAAAAAAACAAACGACCAGGACAATATCCAATTGATTTTAGAGGAAGCTGAACCCAATTCAGTGAAAAAACGGGGAAGAAAACCAAAAGGGGGAAAATTAATTGTGAAACAATCCGAAGAAACTGTGGCCCCTGCAGCATTGCCCAACATTATTCTACATTTAAAATGCTCGCTCAACGATTTACACGAATACAACGACAAATACAACAAACTTGTCACCGACCCATTATCCTATAATCCAGCCATCCCGCCTTCGGTAATGCCCTACGAAGACAATCATCTGCCATACAATACGATTGCACATTTCACCGAAGACCTTCAAAACGTCCTAGATAACAAAACCAGTGTGGATACAAAATTTTCGAACCATTTTTGTTCAAAATGCGCAGCAGCAAACGATTCAGATACATTCGTCGACGACGATGCGAATATTAGTATGAAAGACATTAACGCCAAACTCAAACGCCTAAAATTAGACCTCTACAAAAACAATTTACCGGATAAAAAATCGGCGTGTTTCTGGTGCACATATGATTATGACAATCCAACCTGCTATATTCCTAAATATGAATTAGACGGGGCAATTCATGGATATGGTTCTTTTTGTCGTCCGGAGTGTGCAGTGGCCTATTTGATGAAGGAAAGCATTGACGATTCCACTAAATTCGAACGTTATCATTTGCTAAATAACATTTACAGCAAAGTCTATGATTTCAAGAAAAATATCAAACCGGCACCCAATCCGTATTATTTACTGGAAAAATTTTACGGCAATTTGACCATTCAGGAATACCGCAAATTGTTAAAGACCGAGCACATGTTGCTCGTCATCGATAAACCGCTCACCCGTATCTTGCCCGAATTACATGAAGACAATGAAGATATGGTCTTGAATATCCATGGCAACAATACATCCAAATCACAAGGCAATACTGTAAGCAATGGGGTGTATAAAGTCAAGCGCCAAAGTGAAAAACAACAAGGACCGAGCAAGACATCCATCATGCGTGATAAATTCGGCTTGTCCGGATAAGAATAGTTTAATTAGTTTAGTTAGTGCATTATATGTTTCTTAGTTAGATAATCAAACAATGTTGTGAAAAACATAAAGAGTTTGTCACAATATATACAACTATGATTACCATTCATTTAATGGGCGGTTTAGGCAACCAATTGTTCCAGATTTTCGCAGTTCTTGCGTATTCACTCGAACATGGCCATCCATTTCTTTTCCCTTATTCCGAAAAACTCACTTCGGGAGTAGAGCGACCAACCTACTGGGATACGCTTTTCCAACATATAAAAACATATACCACGATTACAGAAACCCACGGATTCACCAATCAAATGCTCGCTGCGCTCCCACAATGGCGAGAACCTGGATTCAATTACACCAAAATACCGCACATTCTCATACAACAAAACTTCTCCCTTTATGGGTATTTTCAATCGCCTAAATATTTCGAAACCTACAAAACCCCCATTTTGCAATTACTCAAATTCCCCGAAATCCAACAAACAATACGTGAACAATTTGCACATGATATAGACCCATCGACCCATATGATTAGCATGCATTTTCGCCTAGGCGATTACAAATACAAACAACAATACCATCCCGTCATGCCACCCGACTATTACCAACGCGCATTGAATCATCTATTGTCGAAATTATCCACACCCCATATCCGCGTGTTGTATTTCTGCGAAGCCGAAGACAATGACTATGTCACTGGTGTCATAGAGTCTTTACGCAAATCGGTCGATAAATCAGTAGATTGGGTCAAAGCCGACGACACACTATCCGACTGGCAACAATTGATGCTAATGAGCTGCTGCGACAGTCACATTATTGCAAATAGTTCCTTCAGCTGGTGGGGCGCGTATTTGTGTAATAGTAATCATTCTCGGGTTTGTTACCCTAGCACATGGTTCGGACCGGCCATTCGGTCAACGCACGTGGTCGACGATTTGTTCCCGGAAACATGGACGAAAATTGAGGCGTAATGCCGCCAATCGGCCGAAATAATAGACATCCTAACCATATACATGTTCTCGGAATCGCAATATTCGGGGAAGCATCTACTCTGTGATATCAAACAAATTCGCAATCGAAAATTGCTGAGCAACATTGACGAAATCAAACGACTCATGGACTCGGTTTGCAATGCCCATCAATACACCATATTGCAAAAAATCGAACACACCTTTGACCCCCAGGGATTTAGCGTCATTTATTTGTTGTCGGAATCACACATGTCGATTCATACATTCCCCGAACGCGATTATTTAGCGTTCGATTTATACACGTGTCGAACTTATGCGAATAACGACGAATACAATCAAATCTATAACACAATGGTCACCGAATTTGACGCCGACCGGGAGACACCCAATATTATCAATCGATATTTCTAAATTTGCATAAAATTGAAATCGTGCAAACAACAAGACTAGATATGTAATCTGCAAATACATATCTATTACACAATATGCCACTAATACCATTACGAACCGATTCCTTGAAATCTATCAAGAAACAGCTTGACAAGGAAGTCAAGAAATCCATACAAACAATGCGCGCACAAATGGAGGATTATGAAATTTATCGTGACAACTATGAATACATGCGTTGCTCTCCGATGGTCCAGTCACTTTTGCGCGACAATAAAGAATTAAAACGCGACAATCGAGAATTAAAACACAAAATCAAGGACTTGAAACGTATGCTTCGAAACAAAAAAAATATAAAAATGGAAACACGTGGTAGCACTACAATTGATTTGACCAATGACGAAATAGAAATAAAAACCATACATTTAACATCTGAACCAAACATCGTCTATGATTTAATTGAATGTGTTGATTCCGATGATGACGATGGAATATCAGACGTTGGTGCCGAGGAGGAAGACGACGACGCTAGTGCAGGTGAAGCTGAAGAAGAAGACGCTGATGCCGAGGAGGAAGCAGCTGAAGAAGAAGATGAAGAAGAAGAAGATGCAGATGCAGATGCAGAAGACGAAGAAGAAGATGCAGAAGACGAAGAAGAAGATGCAGAAGACGAAGAAGAAGATGCAGAAGACGAAGAAGAAGATGCAGATGCAGAAGAAGACGACGCTAACGCTGATGAAGCCGAGGAAGAAGAAGACGCTAGCGCTGGTGAAGCCGAGGAAGAAGAAGAAGCCGAGGAGGAAGAAGCTGAGGAGGAAGAAGCTGAGGAGGAAGAAGCTGAGGAGGAAGAAGCTGAGGAGGAAGAAGCTGAGGAGGAAGAAGCTGAAGAAGAAGAAGAAGAAGCTGAAGAAGAAGCTGAAGAAGAAGCCGAGGAGGACGCTAGCGCTGGTGAAGTCGAGGAGGACGCTAGCGCTGATGAAGCCGAGGAGGAGGAAGAAGGCGTATATGAAGTCAAAATAAAAAATAAAACATACTATGTCACAAATGAAACAAATGGAACCATATATGCAGTTGCATCAGACGGTGAAGTCGGTGACGAAGTCGGCAAATATGTGGATGGAAAACCTACTTTCACTAAAAAATAACGAGTGTTTGTGGAAAACCACAATAATTAGTGTTTGTGGAAAACCACATTCACTAAAAAAGAATTAGTGTTTTCGAACTGTGTAATAGTAATTCTTTCTTTTGTATCTACGACGTGTATTGCGTCTTTTTTTTCCACCGGCCGCCATTGCATTTGCCATAGGGACTTGAAATGGGTTTTCGGCAGGATTGAGAACTGGCGCGGCTTCAGGCAATTTTTGTGATGATTCTGTTACTTTTTTTGCGACAGAGGCAGACGCGGCAGATATTTTAGCTTTGGCTTCTTCGACTTCCCGGATGCTTTCAGCGGCTTCTTTTTTTTGATTTTCAAGCGTTTCTTCAATACTGAATGGTTTTTTCCGTAAAATTTCGAATTGGTTACGTCGGGAGGTCAATCGGTCAAAGGCTAATGTGAGTTGTTCGTCTAAATAATCGCACTTTACCATGCCTTTGTTTGCCGGATTTAATTCACCCTTGATGACTTCCATATACACGTAGATTTCGTATTCGGGTTCTTTGGACTCAGACGATGTTTTTTTGGAGGTGACAGACACGTTCCATAATTCGTCAAATTTGGGTTGTTTTCCTTCGTTGATGAGTTCATCAGCTGGATGGATGATTTTCGTATGAAAGTCGTCACTGGTATTTTGGAAATATTGATTCATGATTTTTTGAAGATTATGGTTCATGGACTGACGATTGTTTTGCAAGAACGTTTTCTGGATATAGGCCACAGTATTGGTGAAGACCGAGTATTTTTCTTTGCGTAGTTCGTCGAAAAAGAGACGCTTTGTGTTCTCATCACCTGCGAATTCTTTTTCATAATAGACAAAGAGTCCTTTTTTGTCATCGTCGGACAACACATTGTCTTGAATAAGCTTGAATGCTTTGATTTCATTCGCTAACTTCATGATACGGGCGATTTTGAGTTCCATGGTGGATAAACCGGAAATTTGCCCGGACCTTCGGATTTTATTGAAGAAATTTTGTATCGATTCGGACAAGTTGATGATTTCACCGATGGTCTTTTTGTTAGAGGCATCTAATTTATTGAGCGCATTGATGTCTTTGGTCATTTTTTCAATATTGTCGTCGATTTCTTTTTTCTCAAACATCAAACGGTCACTGCGTGTAAATGGAAGCGATTTTAAGTATTTTTCAAAAGATTTATAGAGGAGATGTTGCAATCGGTCAATGTTCTCTTTGAGCGCATCTTTGATTTGGGATAGTGTTTGTGGGTTGACCAGCGCATCTGGTGTTGATTTTATGATGGTAGATGTATTGGCATTGATTTCATCAATGATGGCTTCGGCTTTTTCGTTGAAATTCTTTGAAGAATCATCGTTACTTAATTGAATCACATTCATTTTAAACACCGGGTTTGATTTTGATAATTGGTCAATTTGTTGCTGGTTCTTGTTGATAGCTTCAGTAAGTGATTTTATTTTTGCATCATTCTCCTTTATCTGGGTTGTTATCAATTGAATCACGTTGTCTGTTTTTTCTTTAAAATCTTCAAATATTTTCTTTGGACCTGGCTTACCACCCATAAGTGGAATTTTTTTCGCGATAGTATTTGCAAACTTTTCGGATGTAATGCCTTTGATATTCATTGTCAGTTGTCTTTTCAATTCACTTATTTTGGTTTTTGCGTCAAGTGTGAAACTCTCTGGACTAGGAACATTTGATTGTATTTTTTTTATTATATCAACTAGGTCCATTAATGTTTTATGATTCATTTCTTCGATGTTATCGCCTATATTTTTTTCATCGGTAAGTTTATCTAGTTCATCCTTTAATGCGTTGTTCTTATTACGAAGTTCTTCTATATTTTTAGAGTTCTCGGTTTCGCCATTATATGCTTCATGTAAATAGAAAAAATCGACAAGGTCGCTAGATTTGTTGCTTATACTAAAATCGAATTCTTGTTTAAACTCGCGTTCTTGTGTAATACGATTGAATTTTTTTGAAAAATTATCAAACAATATGGTTTTGTATTTTTGATATTCCGCGTCTTTGCTGACGATAAAAAATTTGTCAAAGATGTTTTTCATTTCGGTTTCCAGATTTTCTTTGGTGAATATTTGCATTTGTTTTTTCAATCGTGCGAGTTCGTCTTCTGTAATACGAAATGATGATTCGATTTGTTTGGCGATTTTAGACGAGTCTTCCTCTTTTGTATCGACTGCGGGTTCGTCTTTATGTAACCCTTCCGTCAATACCTTGATTGATTTGTCAATATCGTTTTGCAGTGTTTCTTTGCGTTCGTCTGCCCATTCGTCGTATTCGATGAGTTTATCTACGAGTTCTCGATATATTGGCTCGTTGAGAACATCGTTTAGCCATACGATTTCCGATACCGTATATGTTCCGTTGGTTAATTTCAAATACGAATATTCACGTTTCAAATCCTCGTTTAGGTTTTCAGTGGATGATAATGAATTCATCACCTTGTCAATGGAGAAATCGAAATTCATTTCGGAAGGGGTTTTCGTGAGATACTTGTTATAGGATGATTCGATGTTGTCGTAAGAGGGGTAACTCGTCGGAAAGATGAGATTTAACATAATCATGATGTTTTTGTTGATGGTATTGGCATTGGGTTGATTGCTTGTTGCATCGCCCCCTTTTTGTAGCGATAACTCTTTTGCATCGCCCCCTTTTTGTAGCGATAACTCTTTTACATCGCCCCCCTTTTGTGCAGGTCGCACGATAACATCGACGAATTCGTTCTTGTCGAAAAACACACGCAACAATTCACTGTATTCTTTTGTTTTCAACACGCTCTCGGGATAGGCGACATCGCCCGTGAAAAACGGATATTCGCTCATTTGCACGTTTTCGGGGACTCGACTGGCAATCGGATTGTATATTTTCGAAAAGGTTAGAGGAAATGGCTCTTTTTCATAATTCGTTTCAATCATGATTTTGAGTTGTTTCACATTTTTTCGCATATGTTCTCTATTTTTATCATCTGACATAATATTTCTCTTATATTATGTCAATATTATATTTATCATTTCGCAAACCTATTATGTTTTTGCCGATGCAAAATCTTGGTATTGCTGCTCTACTTTTTGTTGCCGGGCTTTCTCTAAAACCTCTTCGGCTTGCTTAATTTGTTCGGGGGTCACGGATTCGTCGCTATTCATCAGAGATACGTGGTAATCGGTGAAATTCGATGGCAAACAACAAAAGGCGCTCTCTTCGTTGAAAAAATATTCCATGCACAACATGAAAATGCCCGTTATAATCAGTGCAATATAAATATCGCGGGTTCCCATCCAGGCAATGGCGAAAACCAATATATCGCGGCTAAATGTATATTTCAAATAGGACTCCATCGTTTTCGGCAATTTAAACGTCACAAATTTCGACGCAATATTGAGAACAATAATCATCAGGCCCGCGAATATCTTGCTGTTGTTCACAGTCATGACATGATTATGTAAATAGGCGAATATAGATGTAGATTCTGTTTTTTTAGGCATTATATATACAACCTATATATTCTTTTGCTCACATCTTCACATACGTGTCGCAAAGGGTTCTGATTTCACATAGAGCGCCGGAATATATTTAGCCACTGACCCCGTAAAATCCGTCCATGTCCAATCGTTGGAATCTTTAGGCGTTACTAATTCACTTTCCGTCTTCAATTTCTCTTCGATAATCGAAAAATCACAGGTTTCTGAACAAGGATTGCACTTCTCCCCGCGCGAAAATTCTAATTCCGGAAATACATGGTCCGCCATTTCGGTTTTCACCTGCACCCCCTTATGCATCAACTGGCCTTTTGCACAATTTTGCGCTACAAATGTCGCCCTAAAATCGCTAAATCCTTCGACGTAGTCACTTTGATAATATAAAATCACACATGCACAACATAATACACCATATAACACATCGATATACGTGTATCCTAGAATCAATACTATTGCACATAGTTTTCCTAAAATCGTATGAGAGAACCTAGCGGCTTCTGGTTGGTATAGAATCAATACACTAATGATTAATATTGGAATCATATTTAGAAATGTCGAGAACTCTTTCATCTTTATAGTAGTATGATATTTTTGTGCGACACTATGGATATTTATTATCTATCCAATTTTTAAGTAAGTATATAATTATGTCGTTAATAAATTCCGCATCACCATGGACAAATAATGATTCTGTGCCCAAAAAAAGAATACCGTCAATGAAATTACCTACAAAGGTAATGCTTGCCGATGAAGCGACGCGACCAGCACCATCCACCGAACATGTTCCACCATCTCCGTCCGATACCATGAGTATGCAAACCGAAAGGGCTACTCGCGTAAATGAATTAATTAATCAAATCACATCCGTCGGTGCCACAACGAGTAAATCCAATTTAGGCGATTTCAAACCACTGAATCCACCGCAAATGAATTCGCGCAAAAGTGGCGGGTTGCTCGACAATCAAACTGATATTTATGAGCCCAGTGATTTAATGCCCAATAATCCGTTACAACATCGAATGCCTAAAATAATTCGCCAACCCGGAAATTATGTGTCGAACGATAATGATTTAGGCAAACTTTCGAATTATCAACAAAGCTATCAAAACAAACCCGTTTTTAAAAGCGGACAAACAATGCAATCAAAAGCTACTATTTCTCCTCCCGGAAATGGAGATGACAAATTAATGGAACGTATCAATTATATGATACATCTGTTAGAACAACAACAACACGAAAAAACGGCGAATATTACGGAAGAGTTTTTGCTATATACCTTTTTAGGCGTTTTTGTCATTTATGTGGTGGATTCTTTTTCCCGAAATGGAAAATATGTCCGCTAAATATATAGAATGAGCTCTACAAAATCCGAAGAAGAATTCACCCCTTTAGTTGATTCCAGTGAAACTGAAGTAACTGAGTCGGTCGAGTTAGGCACCCAAGATTCAACCCTTTCCGAGAACGAAGACGAAGAAATCAGTCCTATTGCACAAATATCATCCAACACTATTGAAGTAGACACTCCGTCCATTAGTACTGACAATGAGGATGACGAGGATGGTTTAGCATGTTTAGACAAAATCCGTTCTCTTTTAGAAAGTGGAAAATCTTCTAAATCAAAACTTTCGCAAATCCGCGATATTATCAACAGCACTTCTGGTGGAAAAAAGAAATCCAGAAAAGTGCACAAAAACCAAAAGAAGGGCAAGAACTCTCGCAAACAAAGAAAGGGTTCCCGTAAATAATAACATTAGTCGTTGACTGTCTAATGTTATTCGCGTTCTCTACATCATACGTTCGAGAACATACAAATATTGATAATATTCACCATTGTATTTGTCTGCATATCCACGAACGATAAATCCGGCGAGTTTTGCCATTGTCAAAATCGTGTCACGATTCTCCATATACATGTATTGTTCATTTTGCCGGATTTTTTGTGTTGTCTTGTCGGTAAAGGTTTCTTTGTTGACAACGGGCAATTTCGAAAAGTCGTATTCCGATTTATAAATGATTCCGTCTAAATCAATCTCCGAGGTTGTAATACGTGTATCGGAATAGTCTTGTGGATTTGCTAAAACACTATCTTTGACACATGGAGTAATCGGGTCGAATTTGTCGGGTTCCACCAGATGCAATATCAAATATCCATTGGCCATCAACCAGTGGTAACAGTTGCGGAAAAACTGGGTCTTGTTCTCCACGGAATAAATCGAGAACCCGCAACACAAAATATGCGTAAACGTATTGTGTTCGAATTCCATCGGATTTGTTTCGGCATTGCCGCATTTAAATTCGCATTTTGGGAACGCAATTTCACTCTTTTTCACCATGGCATCGGATTTGTCAATGCCGTAGATTTGATAGCCTTTTTTCCGGAATTTTTCGACTAAATGTCCGGTTTTGCTTCCCACGTCTAAAAAGACGGAATGTTCGGCGGATGGTTGTGTCATTTCCACGATTTTTTCGATTTCATAGGTGGTTCTTTTTTCAGGCAACATGAGAACGTCATATTGTGATGCATAAAAATCATCCATTGCATTATCGCCACGCTTTAACACAAATTGCTGGTCTTGCTCAAATCCTTCTTGTTCGATGGCAGTCTTTGATGGAGCGTGGAAATAATACCAAACCAAAAGAACGATGGCGAGAACAATGAGCAGGCGCAACCACTGTTTTGAGGGAGATTTTGCAAATAATATGGATGAGAACATGATAATTACTTATATAATTATCATATAGTTTTTTGCGCTTATTCGCGTAATTGAATGCGGGTATGGTTGAAAAAGACATCACCTCCGATTTTCGTTCCTTCCACTGGATTTGCGCGAGGTTGATAATGCATCTTCTCGAATAATTGTGGATGAGGTTGAGGTCCTGGACGGGATATAATGGTCGTCTTGTATAAATCGCTATTGGAAGATGGCACATAGACTCCTTGGTCGGCTCCATGCTGTAATGCGAATGCTTGATTACGTAGGGTAGTCTCGACATCGACGTTGTTCAAGTATCCGTGAGGTGGAGCGCGGGCCGAACCGGGATTGAAATTGAGTTCGACCACGTGGTCTAAATGACGAATGATGGGGACATATGGTTTAGCCGCCCGATTCACCATTCCCGGAAAATGTGCATATCGAGTTTGCACCGGACGAGGGTCATAATTCGGTTGCAGTGGCACATCGGGATAATGACGACTGGTCAAACGCTGATTCAGTTCATCGGTGCGGTCAAATTGTCCGTAGAGGATGCCATCCGGGATTCCATATATTTTTTGTGAATCATTCATGTTCATAATGCTAAATATATAGTCTGGTGATAAAAAAAAATTACGCACTATCGCATATACCAATGATAGGATACATAATCGAAATTACCATATATTTCCATGGTATTTGTATTTTTCCATTGCAAGGGACGAATCACTATCTTATCTGGATGTTTATGACACATATAATTAAAGTATATTTCATATTCTGATGCACCTGACCCCCTTATATCGGTCACATTTTTCAGAAAAATTTTATAAAATATATCTTTATGAACATTTTCAACAATCTCAAACAATTCTTTTAGATATCTTTTTTCAAAGATCATATGATGACAAATGCCAGATATATTTGTATATTTTTTTGTAAGTCTAGGATGTAACTTTTGCATATGTGCAAAATACGTCGGATGATATTCTACACCATATGCATATAGACATTTGCCATTATCAATGAATCTGGTTTGTTTCAAAAAAAATGTATCACTGTCTATCACTAAATATTTATCCAATATATCTGGAATAACAAACCCAGCATATAATTTTAACAACTGTTGCAAATACCACCCATTTCGCTCTACTTTACCATGATATTCTGCGATTGTTTGTAATGAAAATGGAAAAATATTTTCTGATATCGTAATACATCCATCAATAGTGAGTGAATCATTGCAACAAATAATATATATATTACGGTATCCGATTATATTTTTTTTCGTATATTCGATTTGTGTTGTAATAATACTCGTGTCATTTGGACCCACTGGAATGACAATATCGAATCTATTATTTTCGTGAATAACATCTTCTTTACATTCGGTAATCATTTATATATTGTCATACTCATGTATTCTTTATATTCTACACCTTTGCACATTTAAAATGGACCGGAGTCAAATTTATATTTTTATAGGCCATGACCTTGAATATTACAATGGTTTATATAACAGGTATAAATATAACATCACAATATTATATAATTCCATGATTATTCGATTTTTCTCCAGTTTTTGTGATACTGCAGAGTGTAAAAAAATATATGAAAGAATATGTGAAGTCCATAAGATGCCGAATTACGGACCTGATAAATCATTCTATATCACAACTGGTGACGATTACACACACGTAATTATTCTAAATAATGCCATGCCGCAATTGAAACCGGGTATTCCGAAATCAAACGTTATTGGACTCGCCCATGAACCACTTGCATTTTTAGGATTGACGCCACAATTTATAGAATATGCTCGCAAATACATTCATACCTATTATATTGGCGAAAAGGGCAATTTACCCGAACCATTTGTAGAACAACATGGCTATATATGGCATATTACACCACTAGTAACGCTTCCCTCTACCAAACATAATTTGATGTCTATTATGATTAGTCAAAAAGGATTCGCTCCAGGACATCGATATCGTCACGTGTTAGTGCAACATATATTGCGAACGAATTTACCGATTGATATTTATGGACGTGGATGTCGCTATTATGATATACGCGATTCACGATTAAAGGGAGATTTTACAGAAAAAGAACCCTATGAATCCTATCAATTTCATATATGTATCGAGAACTTTCAAACACCGCGTTATTTTTCCGAGAAAATCACCAATACATTGCTGTGTGGAACAACGCCCATTTACTTAGGCGCAAAACACATAGACGAGTATTTTCCACATATGGTTTATGGCCTTACTGGTAATGTGCAAGAAGACATGCGTTTTTTGACTGAAGTGGTCGAAAACCCAAACGCTTTCCGAAAATCAATCGATGTGTCTGCCGTCAAATGCAAAATCAATTTGTTCGAAAATATTAGAGATGTATTTCCATAAAGATTTAGGCAGAAAGCGTGTTTTAACCCATAAATATAAAACAATTATTTTTTCAGTCAAAAGGGTTATCCGAGCAAAATTGATTCAACATCCATCCCCACTAATATATGTAATCAACACTATTACACATATTACTCAACAACATGGTCAAAATTTGCGAATCCACATATTCCTCCGAAAACGAAGTCACTTATGGCACACATTTCGCCCAATTCCCCTATGAACTCAGTCCTTTCCAGAAACACGCCATCGAGGCCATTGTCACCGGAAATCATGCATTAGTGACTGCGCATACGGGTTCCGGGAAAACGCTGCCTGCCGAATTCGCTATCCAGTATTTCGTCAGTCAAGGCAAAAAAGTCATTTACACGGCTCCCATCAAAGCCTTGTCCAATCAAAAATACTACGAATTCACCCATAAATATCCCCACATCAGTTTCGGTATTTCCACCGGTGACTACAAATCGAATCCGGAGGCTGATGTTCTCATCATGACTACTGAAATCTTGATGAATGCTCTCTTTCAAAAACAAACCGTGTCAGACAAGGTCGTTCCCGAGACCACCAACCAATTCACCCTCGATATTGACAAAGACCTCGCCTGCGTCATTTTCGACGAAGTCCATTACATCAATGACGCCGAACGTGGTCAAGTCTGGGAGAAAACCATCTTGATGTTGCCGCCCCATATTCAAATGGTCATGCTCTCGGCGACCATCGACAATCCGGCAGGATTCGCGCAATGGTGCGAACGCGGTGGCACCACATGCAAAACCGTTTATTTAGCATCCACCAATCACCGCGTCGTCCCCCTCACCCATTACGGATTCTTGACCACGAACGAAAGCATTTTCAAGACCATCAAAGACAAGGTTCTCGAAAAGGACATTCGCGACCATACGAATAGCCTCATAGAAATCAAGTCGGCCAACGAAAAATATAATGAATCCGGATACAATAGTATTACACGAATCCACAAGATTTTCGAACAAAAACAAGTGTTCCTCAAACGTCAGCATGTTCTCAACAACCTAGCCCTTTTCTTGAGAGACCGCGACATGTTGCCAGCCATTGCTTTCGTGTTTTCCCGCAAACAAGTCGAAATGTGCGCCAGTGAAATCACCACCGTCTTGTTAGAAGACGATAGCAAAGTGCCATACACCATTCGCCGCGAATGCGAACAAATCATACGCAAATTACCTAATTACCACGAATATTTAGAATTGCCCGAGTACCATCAAGTCGTCTCTCTCTTAGAAAAGGGCATCGGTATTCATCATTCCGGAATGATTCCCATTTTGCGCGAAATCGTCGAGCTCATGATTTCGAAAAAATACATCAAACTCCTCTTTGCCACCGAATCGTTCGCCATCGGCCTCGATTGTCCCATCCGCACCGCCATTTTCACGAGCTTGACCAAATTCGACGGCAACGGCGAAAGATATTTACTATCACACGAATATGGACAAATGGCGGGTAGGGCCGGTCGCCGAGGTATTGATACCATCGGTCACGTGGTTCATTGCAATAACTTGTTCAAGTTACCGACACAAAGCGAATACAAACAAATCTTGTGCGGTGCTCCGCAAAGTCTCGTTTCAAAATTCCGCATCTCTTATCCGGTGATTCTGGGGTTCCTAAATCAATCCAAAGAGCACGTTCCTTTGCAAACCTTTGTCGATTTTGTCAATAAATCCATGATATACGGTGATATACAACGTGAAATTGCAGCCTATCAAAAACTACAACAAGAATTAGACACGGCAATTCAACAAAAAGAAAACTCCCTACATGCCCTACATGTTCCGGTCGACCTATGCCGGAAATATGTAGCCGCCGAAGAAAAAGCGAAAATGTCGGTGAATAAAAAACGCAAAGAATGTGAGCGCGAAATGCAGTCGTATGTAGACCAACATAAAAATCTAAAAAATCATATTAAATCGGTCAGTGAATACGACGCCCTTATCACCAAGCGGACCAACAATCTAGAACAAATCCAATATTTAGAGCAATACAGTCAAATACAGGTGACCCAAGTCATCCAAGTTCTCATAGAAGACGGATTTGTGATAAGCCATGAAAACGGTTATTTGCTGACAAAGAGCGGTGAAATCGCGGCCCATGTAGCCGAAATCCATCCACTCGGTTTCGCGAAACTCATGGAAAAAACGAATCAGTTTTCCGAGTTTACACCAAAACAACTGATATGTTTGTTTTCGTGTTTTACCGACATCAAGGTAGCGCAGGACCTAAAAGCCTGTGTGCCGCATTCCGAAGACGCCTTCTTGCAACGTAACATCAACTGGTTAAAAGACGAGCTGGTGCGCATCGAATCTCTCGAAAACCAGCATCAATTGAGAACGGGTATTCAATATGAAGATATTCTCATGTATGACATGATTGATGCCATAGGTATCTGGGCAACGGATTGCACTACCGAACAAGAATGCAAATATTTCATTCAACAGACGTTAGGCGAAAAGGGCATTTCCATCGGCGATTTCACAAAATCCGTCATGAAAATATCCACGATTGCCAAAGAGGTGATTGCATTGTGCGAAAAACATGAATTGATTGATTTGATGCATAAATTGAGTCAAATCGACCAGCTCATTTTGAAATATGTCACAACTTCCCAAAGTTTGTATATTTAGGAAGCGTTAATGATGTAATATTATAATAAAAATGATGTGTATAATGATACCCTATTTTACATTCATTGTTCCAACCCACAAACGGTATTTTTTATTAGAACGCGCAATAAAATCAATATTATCACAAACATATCAAAACTATCAGATTATCATTATTTCCGATATACTTGATAATGAAACATTTAATATATGTCACTTATTGCGAAAAACAGATTTATTTATTTTAAAAAATGGAGCAAAAGGTCCGTCTGAATCTAGAAATATAGGTATAGAAAATGCAAAGGGAAATTTTATAATATTTTTAGATGATGATGATGCATATGAAGAATCGTATTTAGAGAATATATCGAACTATATAGTTGATGTGAACTACAACAATGAAATATTATATACCAATTACAAGGTTATATGTAATGACAATTATGAATCCGCGACTGAAAATGACATATCACATATTCCATTTAATTATATTTATGTTAAAAATTTTATCCCACCAGTTTGTGCAATTTATCCTACATATTTAATAAAAAACATAACATTTAGTTTTGATTTAGCTTATGAAGATTGGGAGTTTATATTACATGCAATACAAGGAAACCGGACTAAACATATTCCTATATATGGCCCATTAAAACATGAAAATAGTAATTCGGATCAACGATGTTCAAATTGTTCCATAGAAGAGGTTACTAGATGTTATAATACCGTTTATAAAAAGTATAATAACGTAAATGAGGTTATACATACTCTACGACGACAATTATTGAATATAGATGTAAATATATACAATCGTTTATTTGGTAGTAATTTATCCGAAATTACCACATCTCAAGATAAAAGTGATTTTTTGGAACTGTATATAAAAAATAATCTAGATGGTATAGAAAATATAAATGGAATATATAAATGCGTATTTGTTTGCTGGTTCGGTGGATATAAAACTGATTTTCCAGAAATGTCTCAAAATCGTTTTCATGCTTTTCAAAGTTTAGTTTCAAACATTAAAATTCCTGTAATTTTAATTACCTATAAAAATTACAAATCATTTGAATTGCATGAATATCCATATCATGAAGCATTCGAATATTTAAGCGCTACGCATAAATCAGATTATATGAGACAATATTTATTACACCATTATGGTTGCGGATATCACGATATAAAATATAGAACGCAATCATGGGAAAATGAATGGGAAAAGGATAACTGGACGTCAGATGAGAATATATGGATGTATGGAAGAACTGAATTATTACCACAATGGGTAGCTTTTAAACCAGGTGAAGAAAATATTCAAAAATATCATATGGATTTGATATCCACGAATTATATAATTTGCAGAAAAAATACCCCATTCTTAGAAGAATTGATAACTCGGGTTCACTCTATACTGGATGATAAACTCGAAATACTAAAAAAATATCCAGGGTTCGAAGCCGGTTATTATAATGACTGTGTATATGAACCAGTTCCTGAAAATTCTTATCCATTCAGATGGTTCGAAACAAACGGCGAAATACATCATGCCCTTATGTTAAAATATAAAGCACATATCAAACATGGAATTCCTGATGTTGAATATCGCAATTATAGATGAATATAGTTTATACATCTTCTTCGTCAAATCGATGATTCTGCAATCGATTCTTCTTCCTCCGAATCCTCAATGATTTCATCATCTATGATGACTGCCTCATCCTCTTCCTCTGAATCATCAATGATTTCATCTTCTTCACTCGTATCATAGTCAAAATGACCAGCATCTACAATCTGTTCAGACGCTTCCGATTCATCATCTGAATCATCACCAAATATATCTACATGATGATTGCTTTCACAAATATATTGACTATGATTTTTCATGAAATGTTCAATGGATATTGCCTGGTTGAAGGGCGGATGCTGGTCATTAAAATTGACGAGTAATTTTTTCCCAAACAACGAATGTTCATGTTTGTATATTTTTCGACCGAACGCCGGATTGTATTTATAAAACCGCCCCAGTTTCAAACGCAATTCATCGCCCGCCTGTATTTTTTTATATTTATCCATCGCATATATGTGAATACAATACAAACGGTAATATGGTCGCATAATTTCAATAAGCCGCTCTTTCGGAAACGCTTCGTTAATACGTATTTTACGCGCAAATTCCTTCAACATTCTTATGATACCATGATGCAGGTATTCGGATTGCAGATTTTTCAAATAATTATCTATGGCAATATCCCGCAACTGACTCTCAAAGGTGCTTTGAAATTTGTCAATGTTAAAATCCACCATGAAAAAATAATACAAGACGACTGGCATCAAATAGGTGGATGATTTAATAGCGAAAAAAATCTTATACAGCGTCGATTTATTAAATACCACATTGTTGTAAGGGTTTTTAATAGGCAAGGGGTCTGCGAAAAAATTCGGCGCATGTGACAACGCCACATTGATGTAGTGAATCAAATTCGCCAGCGAAAACAAATATTTCTTACCACATTGCACGACCGCAAATACTCCCGCATCACCTTCCTTTAGCGGATTCATGTATAAATCCTCGGCCACTTGTGTTTTCGCCTTCCTATATTTGCATTTTTCGACAAAACGCAAGAGCACAAAATACTTGCGTTGTATTTTACAAAACGTCTCCATCAACATGTGTGTCATCTCTTTTGACATGAAGATATTGTTCATGTGGTCGCGCAAAAAATCAAATTTGCGAAAGTCGGATTTACCCGAAAATATTCGCGAAATCAGCACATTTTTATAAAATCCCGGAACAATATTGAGACCGCCATGTTCCAAGGGAAAACAATCATCTACTTCAAATATATTTGCATTTTCGGGAATCGGGGAACCCGACGGATACACCGTCTTATGCATAATCTGCAAATATAGATTCATCATTATTATTTGTGCAATACTAATGATAAACGCACAATCTTTCTATATGTTTTTCGAATCAACATAAATATCTAGGCCTTGATAATTTTCGTATAATAGGCCCATAGGGCTAGGCCGATGAAACATTTCGCAATAAAGTCGAGAATGTTCATGGTAATATTCTTGTATTCTTCGCCCAACATGTAGACGAAACCATACATAGACCAGACGAACAAGTATATGCCAAACAATACATTATTCGCCGCCGATGCCGCGGATTTGACGAAATTCATATAAATAATAGAGAACATGGCAATAAATGGCACAAATCCGAGAACCATGGCCCACAATCGCGACAACGTCTTCTCTTCGCCTAAATAACCAATATACAACATGACATAATTCAACACTACAATCAATCCTATGACACCAACCTTCACGTCGCGTTTTGCGTTTTGTCCTAATACTAAGCAGAGTGCTAATAACATCATTGGGGTCGTAATGGACCAGTCAATATATCGCGTCTTGCTAATGTCTCCCCAGTCAATGGCGATGCCCTTGTCGCTAAATTTCTCGATTTGATTCACAAAAACGGAATAGAAATATCCGGCCACCACGGAAATACACGTTTCTAAATTAAGCACGTGGCGCACAAATGGATGAGGAGTGCGCATGGCCTCAATGAATGTAATCGTGGCCGTTGTCAATAACAAGATATACGTAATCACAAAGGAGAACTTGACATAATAACGAACCGGATTGGCCTTTTTTTGCTGCGGGTCTTCAATGACAATTGATTTGCCGGGTTTATCGCCGGATGGCAAGGCGGTCGAAGCAGGTGGGGTGGTAGGCTTTTCGGGTTCGGTTTCGAAATTTGCAAAGGGTGTTTGTGTCATATATATTCGATGGATATATTTCGTCGGCTGCTCGCGTATGCGTATGCATATACATACTCTATAATACTGCCATAAAAATGACTGCATATATCCAGTCATTTTATTTTTGCGATGTGCAATTACCATTGCACCTTTTATTTTCTTCCTCTAACTCACGTATGCAGGTATATGTGACTACTGCGGACCCCAATAGGCAAGCACATGCTCCAATACAAAGACACAATCCCATATACATCTATATCCGAAAATAATTCTAGAAGTAATACGGATAAGCGTATCCATACAAATATGGATTTGTGTATGGCATGGAATATAGCGACGGAGGGGTTACATAGAGAGGCGCCGCATAAGGTCTGTAATAATTACTCGCCAAACTTTGTGCGTAGATGGCGTTGTTGCGAATGGCAACGTCGTTGAGTTCGGCGTATTCGTTGAGAACACCAGACAGCCGATTGTCTAGCAGGGGATAGTATCCTCCGTAAAATCTTCCCGGATAATACATATATAACGCACATATATTTGTTATTCCTAAATATAGGTTCGCTCGATATATGCAGCCACATTTTGCAATTACAATTCACAAATATCAATTACAAAATTGAATCCATCCGCTTCCCACAAAGAATCTCTATAACACAAGTATGCACTATTTATGATGATGATGATTGCACCTATTATTTATAACGACGATGATTTGGAAATCATTGAGGAATTCATGGACCAAATTGCTGATTTGGATGGGGATTTTCAGGAAACTGAAAAGACACATGGCAATTACTATATCGGGGGTGTGCAATATGATAAACATAGTAACCGCCAGTTGCTGTTGATGAGCGCGATTTCACCCCACGCTTTCTTCGCATATGATTATCATATGATATCCATTTATTTACATGAAATGTGCATTTCCGACATTGATTATTATCCAAATATACAAATACTCCAGTTAGACATTGCACACGATGGGTGTTATAGGGTGATTATGAAAACGTATTGGTTGCGACTGATTCAGCGAACCTGGAAACGCGTCTATGCGCAAAAAATCGCGATGATTCGGATGCGTGGATCGATTCAGGCGCAACGGTATTCGGAAATACATGGTCGCTACCCCGACGGACTGCGTCACTTGCCTGGATTACAGGGTATGTTATCATTTCTGGCTCACTAGGTCATCGAAAGACATTAAATATAAAAATTGATTGAGGTCGGCCAACATATCGTCGCGGATACTTAGCAAATCCGTATCCCTTTTTTTATGGAAAATCGAGTCCATATGAATCATCATTTCGCGGTAGGCATGCATCTTTTGCAAAAAACCGTCCGTATTAGGTGAATCAATCATCTTTAGATTTTTCTCCACCATACGCACGCGCGATGCATCTTTGCCTAAGAGAACTTCGACGAATCTATCCGAATTTTCGCCGAGTTTTTCGTGCAATTCATCGGTGGCTTTGTGCTGCGAATAGGATTGTGTTTTCCAGTGATATAGCTTGATGGTAGTGAGCATTTCTAAAAACGCCTGGATGATGGTGGCCTTTTGTGCATTTGTAATGGCGCGTTTTTTTGCGGTGGTTCTTAGTCCCTTATTGTTTTTGCGGGATTTAGGCATAATCTACTATACAAGGGGCTTAGAGATTATTTATATATACTATACAAATAATGAATCTACTTGTAGGGATTCTCTTTTTGTGCATCCTACCCACACACTCATTACTATTACACAAAGTCGCCCGGTCATTGTATCGTCTTCAAAATGAATACATGTCCATGGAATCCAGTCCCGGTCCACAACAACCCGTCATACCTAAACTGGATTCTAGACTATCGCCCGCCACATTAACGGAGCAAGAAAAGTTTGATTTACAATGGTATGTGATTGGAACGCCTAAAGACATTTCCTTCCGCAAAGCATTTCAAGCCACTGTATGGGGTAAGAATTACGCAGTGTGGCGCAATATGACGACCGGTGAATATTATGCCATCGACGACGTTTGTCCGCATAAAAGCGCATCCTTATCGCACGGGAAACTCGAAAACAATTGTTTGATTTGTCCTTACCATGGCTATGCATATGACAACCAGGGACATTTAGTCAAAGTCCCCGGCATCGAATTCCAACAATTTCACAATGCGTCGGCGACAAATACATTGCCGGTATATAATGCGGCGAAATATCGCGTCGTGGAACGCAATGGCTGGGTCTATTTGAACACCATGCCCACTTATTTGATGGCACAAAATCATACCTATGACACAAATATTTTCGAAGAACCTGAGGCTAAACTGGGATATTCGTGTGTGCAATTAGAAATGGATTTCAACTGTTATTCGCGCATATTGAGCGAGAATTCCCTCGATGTCATGCACATTGGATTTGTGCATACCTTCGGCAATCGAGAACGTCCAGCGCCGATTCAAGAATACCCACCGACCCGTATTTCGCCCTTCCATTTCAAGACCTCGTATTTGTATGAATCGGGGCGCAATTCCATGGTGAAGAAAGTCTTTGATATCAAACAGCTGCAAATCGAGAATGAATTTATTTTACCGCATACGACGGTCGCGCGCGTCATTTTCGACCCCTATGTCAGCACCGTCATTACGTTTGCACTACCCATTAGCGAAACGAAGAGCCGTCTTTTCGTCAAGACGTATCGCAATTTCTGGCAGAATTCCATCGGCGATGCCTTTACGGAAAACATGATGCGCACCACGATGTTGCAGGACAAGGTCGTTGTTGAAAATATCGACATGCGATTCATGGACGGAAAATTCAACATGAAATACGACAAATTGCAAAATACCTACAAGACGTTTTACAAACGATTGATTCGTCAAAATCCAGCGAACCCCGAGGATACAGAACAATCCACGTGATAAACCCCAATCCACTTGATAAATCTTATGGATAAAACCCAATCCACTTAAAAACAATTACAAAATTGAAGCTGTTTTTGCCCATTTATGAATCGGCAAAAACAAACATGATACAAAATATTACTGTCGAACTCGAAGAACCAGAAGAAATCGAATCCGCCAATTTCGCCTTTTCGCGATATTTGTATGTCATCGATGACGTCAAATCATCGCTCCTCCTCTCAATCTTAGACCATTCACCACAAGAAGCCCTCTACTGGGCCTACGAACTCTATTTCTCCGGGTTCAAAGACGATGCCTTCACCACCCTCCTAAATATATCCACCTCCATGTATTCCCCCAAAGTCCAACGCTTCGTCCAACAACAAAAAGATAAATGGGACGAGGACCCCGAACAATACTGGTTACTAGGCACCGCCGTCTGGCATTTAGCCGACCGCCCAGCGAACATCACCCAATTCGTCACCAGCTTTTGTCAAGACCCCGAACTCATACAACAAATCAAACCTATAACAAATAAGCGCGAGACCCATATCGTTATTGTGCTAGAAAAAAAAGACGTCCAGGCCTACATCAATGTGGAAACGGATAAACCAGACAAGCTTCTCAAACATGTTCTCAAATATTCCCCTCGCACACACGTTTTACAAATCTTTGAACACGACCACGCCACCTATGATAGACAAACACTTTACGACATGTGGTCGAAACAATGGCTTTATTATGCGGCGAAATCACCCTTGTGGCAACGCCGTATTGATTCTCATGGCGGCGTGATAGACCATACAAACAAAACCGTGACATTTGTGGACCCGTTCGAGGAAGAGTTCCACGAAAAATATTACTATGACACTGATGAACAGCCTAGACAAATTGTCGAACTTTGTTTAGGCAAACCAACCGAACAATGGACATGGAGACACTTTTATGAACACTATACTAACTAATTGTCGACTTCATTATGAAGGGGGGGGGGTAATATTATATGTTGTTACCGACCCGATGTTTTTCAGAAATACATTATCTTTTTTTACAATTTCATAATTCATTCCTAAATCTGTATCGCAGATTTTTTCATAAATGTGATGACTCATTTGTATCGAATCTGCGTCGGCGGTAGATTGCAGACGCGAAGCAATATTCACGGCATTTCCGACCACACATAGTCGCGGAATTTCACTCCCTAAAATACCAATACTCACTTTTCCTAAATTGATTCCAACCCGAATCATTAATGGAATATCATCCGGCGTTTCAATGGTTTTGATGGCTTTCACAAAATCAAGTCCTAAATTGACAATTTCTTCTACCACCACAATATGGTTATTTGTTGTGCGATAAATATCACCCACCACCATATAGGCATCACCAATCGTCTCGATTTTTTGCAAGTGCATATATTTCTTGATAATGGTATCAAAGGTGCGATAGACTTGATTCAATAAATCAAAAATGGTTTTGTCGTCATATAGTTTCGCCAGTTCCGTATAATTCACAATATCCGTAAAGAGGACGCAAATCATTTCATATTGTTTTGAACTGTTCGAATTCGTTGAATCCGCTAAATATCTTTTATCCATTCCTAAAGGTAATAATTTCTCTAACAATTCATGTTTCAATGCATCGCGATTTTCGGGGATTTTCGTAATAAATCGTTCTCTTGAAAACGCAATGAATTTTTCGCATGCGCTTGATAATTTTTTGTTGTCGTTGCTGTAATTTTGTATATGTTTGAGCATGGTCGAAATAAAATGTGTGCATTGCAAATCAATATTTTCCAAAAACCGCAATTCTTGTTCGCGATAATCGTGTATGACAAAATTTGTGGTGACTTTACCAATCATATCGGCCACGTTGTAAAAGAGTTGAATCGTTTGCAAATTACATAATTGAAACAAGTCCAACGTGTTGATGACAAAAAACGATAGCCATATGGTAATGAATATATTCGTAAATTTCTTGTCTTTACGTTTATACAACGTCACGAAAAACAACCCATAGAGAACATAGGATATAACCATAAACACATAGTAACGTTGCGTATATTTGTAGGGATATACCGATAAATTCATACATACCGGAAGTATATGATACTGGACATTGATTTCATTCATAGACATATTATTGACATTACAATACATTTGCAACATGAGCGGGGTGGCAAATACCCACATGATATATCGACTAAATTCTAAATCACATAATCGCATCTGGTCATATAAAAAAATATTGAAAACATACTTGAGATAAATAAATGACAAGGCTATTGAATATTTATTGTGCGATTTTGAGAAGAATAAAAAATGGGCAATATAGATGGCATAGACACCAATAATAAATTGATTCATCGCTTTGATAGAATAGGTGAATTCTACGTCATGGGACACAAGTTGTGTATTGATATGCGGATTGGTAATATTACCCAAATAATATTTATTCAAAAATGGTTCTATATTACAATACACAAATACATAACAAAATAACCAAATCATATTATACTATATGCATATAATGATTCTATATAGTTATGTATCTATTTTATGTATGGCCACCGGAAAACGGTATAATATATACATGGAATTATAACGCAAATGGTAGGTCCCGTCATTGATTTTGATAAAATACACCACTTGAATCAAGTTGTAAAATCCATGACCAATAAAAAAGTGCCATAATGGATGACCGACTAAAAACACGGGATGATGAATCGAATTGCAAGAGACTTCCGTCGTTATCCATATGATTCCGCTGAGTGCAATCGTTGCTAAAGAATAATACGCCTTTGATGCCACGCTATGTTTTGCGGAAACACTCATTAGGCGCAATAACATAAAAATCTTGTAGTATAAGTAACCCGCCGCGCACGCAAACACTGTGGGAAACCATTTGCGATAATTCGACATGACATTTAGTATGGTAATCAGTGTCATAGAAAATAAATAGACCAGCAGTTTTATTTTTTTGCGAACAATCATATACGTTTGTAGCGAAGCATATTGTTCGCAGGTTTTTCGATGTGCTAAATAATAGACATTGTCAGCATAAATGATACCGGTAAAAATCGCCAATATCATCGGTATTTCATCGAATAATCCCCAGCCAATATTTCCATACCAGTGGTAACCGAAAGACCCGAATCCGACAATGATGAGATTTGTGTATAAGACATCTACGAAAAGCTCATTATATTTGTTCATCATACCATATATGCCGAATCCGGAAATAAACAATGACGACACTGCGTTATAATATTCGGGCAATCCATTGATGGCGGCTTCGCAAAAAGAATGGTCGATATCTGTCCAATGCATGGGTGTTATAGTATGTTGTTTTTAGATGGTTTTATTTGCGGGGAGAAAACCAATAGACCACGAGGGTGGTCATCGCAAACAAGGCTCCGCCCCACAGGGTGTCCATGACCGCCGTTTGCCATGTCCATTTTTTGAAAATGGTATAGTTGGTGGAATCAAAGACACCGTATATCACCATACCGAGTAACATGGCTTCCCATGGACTACGACGTTCTCGCAATATAAAATACCATAAGCCCACGGTCAACAACAAATAACATACTATAGCACCAATCATACGCATTTGAACAGCGACTCTTTGCACCGATGCGATTTGCACGGCCAGCATTTCTCTGGTGGCTGTGAAGTAACATGCATCGAATGCCAATAAAGTCGCAAGTGTAATCGCTAGCTCTTTCCAACACATGTTTATATAGTAGGGTGAGAGAACAATGACAGACGAACTTTAGAGCACATTGACAGACGAAGGTAAATGGGTAAGCGAAGCTCTCTAAAGTTACACTTTAGAGAACATTGACAACGTAGTTCAGTGGATACGCGAAACGTATTGACAGACGAAGTCAAGTGGATGTGTATAAGGCGAAGCCTTATAACACATTGACCACAATATTATGGTCATTTTCCATATGTTTTTGTATTTGTTCTCCTCCGTCTTTACTCTCCTTATCTTTGTTATCCACTGTGCTAAATTGTTCTAGGTCCAGCGTCTTTGCCATCTTTTTCTTAATGTTTTGTTGTTGCACAAAATACATTCCCCAATAAGGACAATGCGCAACTACATTCATCACACTGTTGTAGGTGATGGCACATATAGTGGTATGTTTCGAGAACTTGATAGAATACCACCAATAAGGGGGTATATAGAGAACTTGTCCGGCATGAACTTCAAAATCCACAAATCGCAACTTCTCCATGTCATCCTTGTATTGTTTTTGCGGATTCCATACATTGAACGGTGAACGGAATTCAAAGTTCTCGTAGTCCTTGATAGTATGCAAATATTTGCGGCTCTTCCACGGTGTCATTTTCACCTGGAGTTTCCCGGAAGTGACCATCAAAAAATAACGATAATTCAAATGGTAGCGCAGTGGGAGTCCGACTCCGTCCGACCCGGCGAGAACATCATATTTCGTTTGCGCGCAAAATCGGGGTTTTAGAAACTCATCGACGTCTTGCAACGGTTTTGCTAAACCAGAATCTTCCACCATGATTTCATTGTTTTCAGTGTAATAGTGTGATTTCGCATCATTGAGAAAGAGTTTGTGGGCGGTCTGTAGCGGGAAAACGACATAATCAACGGATTCAGCGTTCCAATAATCATGCGTGTCTTTGATTTTACATTCATGAGAACCATGCATTTTTGCAATGGTTTCCATGTTTAGGTTCTCAGTGCCCTCCAAAATAAAGTCGAATAAAACGGGTTGCTTCACATCGCAGACTTCTTGTAGATGTCCATTGTTGACATAATCCATTTCATATATTTCTAAATCTTCGCTTCGTTTGAATTGATGGATAATGTGCAAATAGAGAAAAACAATCAGCACGAAAATCAATATACTTATAAATGTTCTCATATGTATTTTATGCAGATGGCGATTTTTTAGAGACAACGCAAAATGTTGAGAAATCGATTCATTTCCCTAGTCATCCATGAGTGACATGACATCACCGGCCAGGTTCAGATAATTCACGGAGGGTGGGATGATGCCATAATCTATCAAGGGGTTGCCTTCGCATGAAAACCGTTTCAAAAATGGTGGCAAGTTCTCGATTTTGCGAATATTATTCCCTTGACAGAAAAAATTAGTGAGTGATTTAGGCAAAACCGGTATGCGCATCAACATATTATGTGCGCAATAGAGATTTTGCATCTTTTCGGGTATTTCGGGAAGTTCTCGTATACCATTGCTTGCGCAAGATAAATCGGTCATGATGGCTGGTAATTTAGGCAATCGTTTGAGGGAATTATGATAGCAATATAAACATTCGAGGGTGGGTGGTAATTTAGGAATCTCGCGTAATTGATTTGCACTGCAAAAAAGAGCATTGAGCTTTGTATGATAGATTTGTGGCAAATAATACAATACATTTCCGCTGCAATTTATCATGTAGATATTTTCCGGTATGTTTCCCAGTCTGCGCAATTGACATGCTTTGCACAATAATTTAGACAATGTGGCAGGTAGATTAATCAGTTCATAGGTGTATATTTGTGTCATATGGAATGCTTCTAACTGGTAAAATCGGTCTAAATCAATCGACAGTGATTCATTGATATGTATTTCCTCGTAATAGGTGAAATAAATGTCCCATTGTGTCACGTAATAGCTGACAAGTTTGCGGCGTTCTACTATTTCGTAGGGGATGTCGTCGCTATCATGATAAGAAAATTCGATTTCACGCACATAGGCCAAATATGCCTCATAGTCTAATGGAGGTCCGCATATATCGATGTCCGGATGTTCTTGAAAATAAGCATACAATATGTCACCGTAAATAAAAATTTCCCGCGCAGCATCGGGTAAGCTTTCTATCATTCGTTGCGCGTGGTTAGATATATTGATGATTAATTCGATAGTGATAAGGTCTTCGTTTTCGTCCATGTAATTACTGCTAAGTAATTACATATTGTTTTTGGGATTACTCCTCATCGTTGATTTTAGGTGCTAAATAGAATTTGATTTTCGCATTTTGTCCATGTTCGCCGCCTAAATCATAGATAATTTGAATCGGATAGGCTGCGCTCAATTTGAGTTCGATTTCTTTCGCCAATTTGTGATAGAGGCAAATGTTGTGCAAATATTGCAGACTAAAGGACAAGTTGAGCTTGCCGCCTTCGTCAATAATAAAGGTGGTTAAATCGTCGATTTTGATTTCGACAAACATCTTGCCATGGTCGGGACTGTTTGCCGACAACATGATTTTTTCTTCATTGCATTCAATTTCCATGGTATCGCCAAACATTTGCAACTGGGTGATTAGATTTGCAAAATGCGGAGCCGACAAAGTGAATTCGGCCTGATGTTCAATCGCAGGAATACCCATCAATTCCGTGTCTAAATCCATCAGCGGCAGTTCGAAATGTTTGGCGAATTCGGCCTTGTTTTCACTGTCGAAATGAATCATGAGTATATCACCACCCGCGTCACATTGAATATTGATGGATTGCGTTTTTTCACGCGATGCTAAAACCTTGAATAATATGGTTGAACTGATACCGACGGTCAATGTTCCGGGTTGTTTGTGTTCATAAGTGTCAAACCACGATGCCGGTAATTCCATTTCTATAATAGACACGTGGGCGGAATCCATGGTTTGAATATACATCCGGTCTTTTTCAAACAGAATGTTGATGTGGTCTGTAAATGCCTTGACGTGCTGGAAAAGACCGGTGAAAATTTCGGCTTTCTGTAATTGTTGAATGTGGATATTCATGGTATTATGTATATGCATGTAGTTACTGTTTATATTGTTTGTTCAATTTTGTCACAACTGTTGTGCAGCATGGCATACAATTGAGGAATGACAATATTCGATTCTTCGCGAGTATATTTGATGATTTTCGTTTTGATTTCGGGGTGAATGAATCCATCTAATAATTTAGCGATGGCATCAATCAATGATGGAACATTATACATGTGCATATTGGTGATTTTGCTGTAATATTCACATTGGCTTTTGAGACATTCGTTGCAATATAGGCGAATACCCTCATTGTATCGCTCTACCGCCGAAACCGAAAACGTGTCCAGATTTATATGCATTTCATAGCTACCGTATTTGTCTATGCAATAGTTGAGTTGTGTCATAGCATGTTGAACAATGGCGTCATATACACCCGGATGCGCAAACGTTTTAAATGTCGGGTAATTGAAAAAGATATGACTGGTGTTTGGAATAATAAAAATGGTGGCGTCGAGCAGCTTTTGCAATTCAATATGAGATGATATAGCCTCCGCGCAATCGAGTTTTTGCTTACGCTTAAATATAAATTTTTTCTCATTTTGTTCATAATATTGCGTTTTTAAATCCTCTATGGTTTGAAATAAATGATTTGTTCTTTCCATATACTAGGCGTTTCTATATTTTTTCTGAATTTTATATGCAGTTATTTTTATATATTTTTCGAGTAACAACAATTGCAATCAAATGGTTTATATGGTACTTTCAGACATGGAAAATTCTCCAATATCTTCTAAATATTCGATTTGCTTTTCGGTGGAAAAACTGGCACGTGCATTGTCAATCTTTAAAGTGCGAGCAGGTTGTTCAATGTCGGACAATACACGCACACGCTCTTCCATCAAGGTCTTGTTGACCTCCATGGTATAGGATTGCAAATTCAATACAATGTTTTTCAGATTTTCGATTTCTTCGGCTAAAATAGCATATCGACTGTTAAATTCTTCGACGACCGAAGCCATTTCCTGAGTCGACTCACCTGAAATAGAAACTTGTGAGGACGGTTTCGCATCGGTCTCTTTCTGGGTTTTCACATATTGCTCTAAAGCAATTAAACGACGGTCCACGACCGCAATGACCTGGGGTAATGTAAGACCGGTAGTTGCGGGCTGGGTAGGGGCAACATTTTGCGGAGCGATTGGCTCATTGACTGCGGCTGTAGGGGCTCTTCTTTTTCTGGCGGCGGCTAATGCGGCACTCATAAGATTATATACAATAAAGCGATTTGTCTAAATACTTTCGAACGCAATAAATTTTTGGTTTTTGGCTTTTGGCCAGAATCGACATAAACAAATCAATCTATGATACGTATATGTCCGTCCGTCTCATTAGTCATTCCCAGTCACCCGACCATGCAAATTTGCAAGATATGGTCGCCTATTGTGCTCGCGTTTCGAACCCTGCCAATCAACTGAATACAAGCACAAATGAAAAACTGATTCGCTATTTATTAAAGCACCAGCATTGGTCCCCTTTAGAAATGGTCAGTATCTGTTTAGAAATCGAGACGACCCGCGACATTGCCCGACAAATACTGCGCCACCGGTCTTTTTCATTCCAGGAATTTTCACAGCGGTATGCAGTTGCTGATTTAGGATTCGAATGTCGCGAAGCCCGCTTGCAAGATTTAGAAAATCGTCAAAACAGTATTGAAAACAATGACCATCCACTTATGACAGAATGGGATGCGCGTCAAATGCAATTAGCTGAATTGTCACAGCAAACGTATCGCTGGGCATTAGAAAACGGAATTGCGAAAGAACAAGCCAGGGCGGTATTGCCCGAAGGCATGACAAAATCGCGTATGTATATGAATGGCACACTGCGTTCCTGGGTGCATTACATTCAATTGCGTAGTGGCAATGGAACACAGAAGGAGCATCGGGCAATAGCTTTAGCATGTGCGGATGCGATTTCTCCGATTTTCCCCATGATTCGGGAATTTATTACTAACTAATTCTTTTTCTAACAATACTATAACATGGAAATATTACACGAAACGAATGAATCCCATCCAAAGACATTTTTCAATCATGTCTTTTCCACCACCGAAGACGGACAAGCCGAAATCTTCAACGTTGTGCAATATTCTACTTTAGGCGTTATTCCAGTCGTCGTTCTCAACAAATTAATCAACCGTTTTATTCCCGAGGCCGACCCTGAAAAATCCACCATTGAACTTTTAGCCGAAATCTTGATTCAGCTAGTTGTCATGTTTTGCGGAATGATAGTGATTCATCGCATGATTACCTATGTCCCAACCTACAGCGGTTTCAAATACGACAATTTAGCATTAACCAATGTCATTTTAGCCTTTTTGATTATTGTGCTAAGTATTCAAACAAAACTCGGCCTCAAGGTCAACATCTTAGTCGACCGTTTAGACGAATTGTGGAATGGTTCTGATTCAGCAAAACAAAACATCAAGGGCGAAGTGCGTGTCAAACAAGCAAATGTCACCCGCCATGCACCAAGCCAGGCTGATTATTTAGACAATGGTCCACAAACCGGCATTTTCCCACCCGCACCCGTCGCCACTTCCCATGCCCATGGCGATAACTATGACTTCATGATGCGCAGTGGAAATGGTGCACCAAGTCATGTCAATGATTATTCCCAACCTATGGGACCTGTTGCCGCAAACGGTCTTTTAGGCGGTGCATTCGGTGCCATGTTCTAGAGCTCATCCATTTGATATTGTTATCTATCTACAATATCAAAATCATATAAAACCAGCCGGCCTTATGAATGTAGTATGAATATTGACCCGGTCCAAATATTACAAGTTCAATTGTATTCAAAATTCATTACAGATGTCGTTCCTCAAGCAATGATATCCAATACAAACATGGTGCTTTTTGCCTTATGCATCATTTTCTATAACATCCTTCAATATGATTTTATACGTAAAAAAGTATATGATGTATACGACAGCTACGTTACCCACAACGAAAGTTATATTATGATTCCGTATCATACAATGAGATACAAAAATCTTGGATATGGAGGTTCCAAGGAACTCGTTCGAACGATTTACAGTGACACGTTTCACGCCATCAATCATTATTTAGAAAATCATATGACACAAAATATTGATAAAATGGTGGAATCTACCAAAAATAAGCCCGTCGGATATTATGATGACGAAAAAACCGATTATATGATGGTGCCGGCAAAGAAACAAAAAATATTATTAGACGCACAACGAAACATCTATTTTGAAATCACTATATCGGAAGACAATGATGAAAACGGTGAAAAAGATGCCAAAAAAGACTACGGAGACAAACATCCCAAATATATTTACCGCATTTTCAAACACGGTTCCGGTCACTATAAAGAACTACACGAATTTTTAAATCACTGCGTTGCCACCTATGAAAAATCGAAAGACGATTCAAATCCGAAAATATACGAATATTTGAAATCCGAAAAAGACGACTACGACAATGAGAAACTCGTTTTTCAACAATACCATTTTCACAGCAACAAACATCTAGACAAGAACGTATTTTTAGAAAATCGGCAGGAATTCATCAATTATATCGACAAATTTTCCAAATACATTGAGCCCGTTAAAAAAGCGCAATACGATATGGAATATGAAAACGCAGGTATTACCTATAAATCCGGTATGATACTACATGGTCCACCTGGGTGTGGAAAATCATGCACAATACGTGGAATATTGAATCGAACCGGTCGAATCGGTGTTATTTTGCGATGGGGGCTTTTCAAAACGTGCAGCGAGTTTTGCGCAATATTTCGTAGCGGTAAGATAAACGGAAAACAATATAAATTATCCGATTTGTGTTTTATTGTAGAAGATTTCGATGCCAATAATGATGACGTCTTGAAAACGCGCAAAGGTGGTATAAGCCATTTCAATTTGCCCGTAATGGAACATAGTATAGATTCCATAGATACGGAACCTATAGATGTGAAGGAAGAATTGCGCAAATCGCATGAAACGATTCATGCATTAAAACAGTTTATGGCAAAAAAAGACGACGAATTAACTCTAGATTGTGTCCTAAATGTCATGGACGGTATTATAGAATTGCATGGCGCCATGATTATTTTTACGACGAACCATTTAGAAAAAATCGACCCCGCGTTTACGCGGCCGGGTAGAATCGATAAAATCGTGCATTTACGCAATGCATCTGTGCAAATGATTCGAGAAATGGTGACATACAAATATGGTATCGACCTTCATCCATATGACCATTATTTTGCACAAATGACCGACTATAAAATTAGCCCAGCCACTGTGCAAAATGTATATATGAATTATCCAACCGAGAAAATCGAAAGATGTTTGCAAGAGCTCGTCGACTTGTGTAATCAATCATCGTTATGAAAATCATATAGATAGTATAATATTATACAATGCATATGTCGCGCAATATTGACAAAATATTTTATATCAATTTAGATAAGCGAGACGACCGCCGCAGTCAAATCGAAAGTCAACTTGCGCAATATGGATTACAAAACTACGAGCGATTTTCGGCAATTTATAAACCATTGAATGGAGTCGGGTGCTCGGAATCTCATCTAGCCGTTCTAAAAATTGCCAGAGACCGTGGATACAAAAATATATTGATGCTAGAAGACGATTTTATATTTACGGTGTCAAAAGAAATCATGGAGAACAATCTTTCGGACTTGTTCGAAAAAGTGCCCGATTTCGACGTATGTATGCTTGCATACAATTTGCAACATGGCAACCCCCATCCAGAACATACATTTCTATTACACAACATCGAAGCACAAACCACGGCGGGTTATTTAGTGAACCAATCCATGTATCAAGAATTAATCGATTTGTATGAATGGGCAAATCCAATACTAGAATCCACGGGTCAACACTGGATTTATGCCTGCGACCAAATATGGAAACAATATCAAAAAACAAAAAAATGGTATTGTTTTCATCCGAGAATAGGAAAACAATCTGACGGATTTAGTGATATAGGGAATCAATATGTGGTTTGTGAATGGTAAGCATTCATTCCAATATTCGTTTGACTATACCCTTATATGTTTTACGTGCATGGTGATATTGTTCTTGTGTTTCGAAAAACCATATAGTCATTCCGTGTTGTAAAGAATTCCATATTCATCTATGAGAAACTTGATATTCTCATAGATATAGATTGACGCGATAACAATCTTAGGTGATTTTGCCAGTATATATTTTTTACGTTAAGGGGGAACGTTGTCGATAGATTATCGAATTCATTGTTTTACACATTTACCCGTCTTCACATGGCGCGTATATCCGGCACCACATATTTTTCGACACCGGCGTGTTTTCGGGTTGATTTCATAGCCCGATTTGCATTTTAAATCTTGCACGGCTAAATCAAAACGAAGAGGTTTGCTGGTTTCACTACTACGTTTATCCGTTGCCAGCATGATTTCGTCCGGCTTGATACTTTCAATACTTTTTGCAATAGTTTGCGGGATAGGTGAATTTGAAACGAGATTGTGATTTTCGAAATGCATATTCCGTTGTGTTAAAACATGTGCTAGCAATATTTCTTCATAACGTTGCATACTTTGCTCGAACGTAAACCGTTGTGACACGAGCGGATTTGTCATATTCCAGACTAAATCGTCCAGGTCCTTTGCAAAACTGTTTGGGACGAATTTTCGGGTTAAACCGAGAACAACGGCTATGGAAATTGCCGTTCCATAACCATCAAAGGTATTTAGCGATTTTTTTAAAAAAGCGTCATAATGTTCTACTTTGATTTCGACCAGATTTTCATAAAACGCCTTCATGTATTTATCGAATAAGACATCGCGTTTTGGATGAAATGATATCATATGTGAAAAGAAATTACGAAAGGCTAGCGTGTTGCTATCGGTATAATCACCTGCAATATGATTCAATATTTGCAAATAATGATTTTTTTTGTCGTCGTTATTCCAACTAGCCATAGTTTCGTAATTCGATTTGTTGTGTAACTGGGTTTCGAAGGGAAAGGACCAGTGATAATGTCCCATTCCATTATTCGAATCATTGGAGGATTGCACGACGGACTCGACGGTTCGTGTAAGACCGAAATCGATGAGGTTCATACGATGGGTTTCCTCGTTATAGACAATGTTTTGCGGTTTCATGTCATAGTGCATAATTCCGTGGTCTAAAAACGATTTGATGCCGCGGAAAACGCGGTGAAACTCGAGCCAGAAGGTTTCCATGATTTCGCCCCCCGCTTTTTTATTTTCGTGGTAGGCGCGTTTTGTTTGTTGAGCGAATTTTTCTAAATTTAGTCCGCCGTCGGGCATAATGAGGAGTTTTGAATCGTCGAAATCGTCCATAATACGTTTTTTGTATTTGCATTTTTCAATAGCCGTGACATTATACTTGGATTTATCGGGGGAACATTCCAGTGGTTTGCCTAAATAATAGGCGTTGTTTTTGTCGATATTTGCTACAATATCATATTCGGCAAGTTCTTTTTCGGCGTGTCTGGAAGTCATGATTTTCGAGACTTTGCCGGAATATGATTTTATTTTTTTCGTGCCGCGTTTGCAACGCAAACTGGGTTTATGAATACATCCATAGGCGCCTTCTCCGACGACTTTGGCTGGTTCTGTTTCTGGCATTTCTATATATTGGGGAGATTTTTATGGTCCCGGATTGCGGGGAAATCCGCTCATGGATTCCATGAGTTCCAGTTTTTTTATGGATTTTTCGAAATTGTTGTCGCGCACCACATTGTTGAACAAATATTCGGTATTTGGGCTTTCCTCGTTTTTCTTGATTTGTTTGTAAATGTCGTCGATTTTTGTAATGACACCTTGGACCAGTTCCTTGTTTGAAATGAGTTCAATGTTCGTCGGGACGGGTTCGGTCACGAGCGCCACCGCAAAATAGAGCAAGTATCGGCGTTTTTTGCAAGCCGCGGTCGTATATTTGATACAAAACAGATTGCGCAAGGCGTGGGCTATTTTTTCGATAAAGGTGTTGCCCATTTCGTCAACTCGTTTGAAAATCGCGTCCCACAATATCCATATGATATCACACATGTATTTGTTCTCTACGGGTAATTTGAGACGACGCTCCGCAAACACGGGCTCTTTCCGTTTGCGACATATATTGTCGAATTCAATCATCCATTCTATCCAGTAACACGCCGTCGTCATATTGAGCCGGTCTTTCGAAATGTTATAGGAAAATTCATTGACGGCAATCAAGAGTTCTCGCGGGTCGTCCTTGAGGAGAACCGATTCAGCATATTTCGTCGAAGGCGCCTTCAATCGTTCCGTCATTTGTGTCATATCGAATTCTTCGACGCGGTTGATTTTGATGGGCTCGAAGCTGTGTTTTTTGTTTGACATGGTGATGGTGCATATGATTTCGGCAAATAGGCGGCGCATATGCGAATTGTTGCGGAGTTGCAGTTCATTGATGTAGTATCCCTGGGTCATGATAGTGCGGAAGGTTTCGTATCGCATTTCTAAATAAATCATGATTTTCGGATTGCCTAAATGTATATGTTTGCCGACGTAGTTTAGGAGAATCTCCCATAAATCCGTATAATGCCCGGCGCAAACCAATTCGGCCGACCAGTAGCACGCGGGCTCGATTTTGCCTTTGAGCATGGCATCTTTGAGCGCGGCCTTGACTTCGGTTTTTTTGTGTTTCGAAAACGAAATCCCTTTGAATGCCGCCGGTAAGCGAATATCATTGATTTCGGCGCGTTCATCTACTTTTGCTTTGTTCATAGTATCTAATGATGCTTTAGAAAGAAAAATGGCGACTTTATCATATTTTTAGACTTTTGCACATTTTTTATACTCTTGTAATTTGCGTATCAATTCATCCACTTGTGGTTTTGTGGGAATATCTGGACATACTAATTTTGCATTTTCGTGCATATAATTATGTATTTCGTAATAATCATCATATTTCATTTTTCTATCAGGTGCAATACCGGTTATCAAATATACAATATTTTCTAATGCCCTCCAGAAATACAAACGGTCTAATATAGCATTATTACATTCACTTATCACACAATATTTCTCATCACTTTTTTCATGGTGTATTGAATGATGTTCGTGAGAACATAAAATACCCGTTTTTTGCAATAACGTAATTGCTGCGAAATTTTCACATTGTCGCATATGAGCATATCGGTGTATAATGTTAGCAATTGTCGAAAAACATGCTAAAGATATAAATAGGTACTTGTATCGAAATACAAACTTTTTATCGCAAATAAATATGATTCCTATAATAATGATTGTTAAAAATAGCGTCACTTGTATATGTTCTAAATAAGAATAAGCAATGATACTTCGGGGAAAATAATGATGTAATTCATTATCTTTTGATACTGTCGATAATACTGGTATGTTTGTGCAATAATTCAGATAGGTATCTTCGAACCAATGAAAAAATCCAGATAGAAAATCTGCTAATAAAAAACCGATTATAATTTGCAAAAGAAAATGCATACTTATAATAAGCGGATAAATTTTGTAATTACAAATTGTAATTTTGTGATTACAATCGCAAAATTGAAACCACCCACATCAACAAAATAAATACTATAACACAATCCTCTTCAACATGTTCTACCGACTTTATTGCATGATTCTCTTTAGTGCGGCTGCTCGTATTTCTGTGCAAAAATATTTGCAAATGGATGCGCAACATGTCGAAACCCCCGATGTTTCCATGATGTCCAAAGCCTATCAATATTTGTTTTCCGAATATTTCAACCATATTATTACTGGACACGAAAAAGTGGTCATAGTCTCGGCGCTAGCTTATGATGCATGTTCCTACATCGACAAGAACTATACGATGCATGATTATTTTACTTATGAAATACCCACCGTCGATATCCGCATTTCGAAAATGTTTGCGTCCATCACGGACGACGATGTTCCGATGATTGTTTCCCCATTCCCGATTGTCGAATTATTTAGCGGAACTTCTTTGCCCAACGAAGAAAACCTGGTCGGGTCTTATACATTTGATAAATGCATGGTCTATAACCCGGACGCGAAGCGCTGCCCGGTAAGTGTCCTTTAGACAAATAATATTATATAGTTATTATATATAGTTATGTTGGATAATCGGCCAGACATATATAATAACTATTATAAAGATGAATATAATAACATGGCGAGAATCACAAATGAAATTAAAGAAATATATTATCGCAAAGTAATTGAACTTTTGGAAACTACTGATTTAAAACAAATCACCAATATATATACAGGGATTAAAGAATCGTTTGAAAAATTCTTAGATAGACCTCAGATTCCAGAACCAAAACAGGGGGTTCAAACTTTTAGAAATATCAAGACGCTGGAATATCGCCCATACTCTCATTTATTTACTGGAAAAAAATATACAATTCAAAACGCGAATTCTTTTTTAAAGGAACGTGAAAACCTACGTGAAAAAATTGCAAAGCAGATCAAGACCGATGAGGAAATAAAACAAAAATTCGCTGAATATGATAGCGAATGTAACAAGATAACTGATTCGTTTTTAAAAAGTTGTGGAAATGGAGAAAGTCGCATCGATATGTTTGAATTTATGTTTGAATTTCTACTTTTGAAAAAAATAATAGATTCAGATTACCATGAAAAACTTAAAAAACTATATTCCGATAAAGATATACCAATTGAAACTAAAAATTCTCCACAGAATGGTGGTAAAAGAAAATCTAGAAAACACAATAAATCTAGAAAACCGAATACATCTAGAAAACACAATAAATCTAGAAATATTAGAAATAAAAAGTAATATATCTTCACGATAAATGTGCTCGAAATCATCCATAAAAAATGATATTTTTTATGGATAAACAATTACTCCCGTAAGTGATTACTCCGTAGGTGATTACTCTGTAATCAACCTCGGCACCACATTGATGGCCTGCAATTCTTGCGACATCAACTTGTAGGCATAGGGAATATCGACCTTGGCAAAATCAGTCATATTATTACACGTATTACACAAATGCACGCTAAAATCGCTGCCCTTCTTCAGGTTGCCATCGTTATAAGACGCAATCATGCCACACTTGCGACACACGTGGGTGCTATACTTGTCCGAAACATCATAGAGTCTTTCGCGGCAAAATTTCGACATGCCGTGGGCAATCATGACATCACGTTCCATCTCTCCAATACGGAACCCACCATCTCTACTGCGGCCTTCGGCTGGTTGCCGGGTCAAATTCACCATGGGACCTATCGCACGACTATGCTGTTTGTCTGCCACCATGTGTTTTAGGCGCTGATAAAAGACGGGTCCGATAAAGATGCTGGTCTCGAGTTGCTCGCCGGTCAACCCATTATACATGACTTCATTGCCGTGGCTTTCATAACCTAGTTTTTGTAATTCTTGAATAATCGTCTTGATGTCGAGATTTCCGAAACTGGTTCCGTCGCCCAACATTCCGACTTCTAGCAAGACTTTTCCTAACAGTGTTTCTTTCAACTGAGCAATCGTCATACGAGATGGAATCGCATGTGGATTAATAATAATATCTGGTCGGAGTCCATTTTTTGTGAATGGCATATCACACTCGGGAATAATATTGCCGCAAGTTCCTTTTTGCCCGTGTCTACTTGAAAACTTGTCACCATATCCGGGTTTTCTATGGACGCGGACTCTTACCTTGGCGAAATTATATCCATCGCCGTTTCGTCCCGTATAGTTCTTGTCGATATAGGTTTCTTCGGTGGTGCGGAATGTTTTGCTCTGGTCTTCGTATTTGATGGTTTTCGTAGGGTCATTGCGATTTTCTTTGATGGGGATGATTTTCGCAATAATGACATCGCGATTTTCGACGAGGGTATTTTCCGGTATAAATCCTTGGTTATTGACCTTGTCGTAATTGCCGAACTTGATTCCCTTGGTCTTGGTTTTATCGGGTTTGCAGCGGATGATTTCGTCACGAATAATATTCTTGTCTTCGTCCTTTTCAGTGTGATAGATGGTTGCGCTAAATAAACCGCGGTCAATCGACCCTTTATTGACGAGGACACTATCTTCTTGATTATAACCGGTATGTGTCATAATGGCGACGTGAATTTGACACCCGGAGGGGATTTGATTTAGATGGATGAAATTCATCAGACGCGTATCGACGAGGGGTCTGGATGGATAACTGAGGACATAGGCCGTCTTGTCCATGCGCTGGTCGTAGTTGAGCGCATAGACGCCGATGGCTTGCTTGGCCATCGCGCACTGATATGTATTTCTAGGAGCTTGATTGTGCTCTGGGAATGGTATGCACGAGGCTAAGACGCCGAAAATCGTGCTAGGATGAATTTCGCAATGGGTATAGTTATAGGTAGCATTTTCGCCTAAATATCCATGCTTCGTTTTCATCGCCACCATCGAATGATTTTGTTCTTCTGGGTCGATGTATTCGATGACGGACTCGTCAATGCGACAACTGGTAAGCAAATCATTCCACGACAATTCGTGCTTGTCGACTTTGGCAATAATTTCGGGGGTAATCATGGCCTTGTTGTTTCGCACGCGTAGCAGTGGTCGGGTCAATCTTCCGCCGTCATTGCAAATACGGATTTCCATCAATTTATAGTCGAACACGACGGCGGTGTAAATATTGATAATACCGCGATATTTTTTGTCCTTCATGGATTCGTATAATTCGTGAGGATTCTCACAAACGCCGACCCAGGTTCCATTGACAAACACCTTGACCTTGCCGTATAATTCGGGTGGTCGGACTGCATCGACGCTCTTGATATATGGTTCGACGTATTCATAGAGGGATGAACTTTTGGTGGGGATGGTAATGTGTGACATGTAACTGATATTTTTGACTACACCGATGGACTGGCCCTCTGGAGTCTCCGCAGGACAATTATGGACGACAAATGAAGAGGCTACGAAAGAATGATTTTCGCTCATGGTTGTAAAATCATATACGAATTCGGGTTCGATTTCAGTAATGGATAAAATCGGAACACTTACACACCCGTTATTCAGAATATTTACCCCATCATGCATATAAATATTATCATTTGGTTGATTTCTAAACCCAGTATGATGCATGATGACTTGGTCATAACCAGCATTCAAATCTTCAAGATTCTTCCACTCACCTTTTCCGTTTACATTTACAAGGAAAGGATGATTTGCAGTGGCTTTGATTTTTCTTCCACTGATGGTAGTGATTTCAAATAGTTTATCGGGCATTTTACGGAAGAAGGAGTGAATCTCCGATGGTTCATCGCATAGGGTTTCTGGATTTACGGTAGTCACGCAATCGCCGTCCTTCATATCCTTTATTTTTTTGATGGTTACGCGGTCCGACAACAACACTTCGGCATCCCCAGTTAAACACAAGAACCCCCATGTCGTATTATGCAGTTTACGCGGCGCAATCAATTCACCACTCTTTTCAAGCGGCGTATTGACACGACGTAAATGACTCAAACTCGCGACATAGGTCAAACGATTTAGCACTTGTGCAACACCGACTTTGCTACTGTTTGCCTGTTTAATACTGAAATCGCCAGTGGAAAGGGCACGTGTAATACCATTTTCAATAGTCGTGGATTTCATGATTTTGTAAATATTCGTCATATTGATGATGTTTTCGTAATCTTCCGTCGAGCGCCAGGAGCCGCCATTGATTTCGCGCACGACTTGTTTCTGCATTTCTTTGACGAGTTTGTTGAAATAATTACGAAACAGATTATTCAGCAATGTCCCGGTCAAATCAATGCGCTTGTTCAAATACGAATCACGGTCGTCACATGGCAACCATCCGAGACTGGTCTGGATGAGTTTGTTTGCCATGTAACCGAGCATCATGATTTTCTGTGGCATGGTTTGACAATGAGGAAACAAATCATTGTTTAGCACTTCGAGCGTGAATTCGCGTTTTTTGTTTTGACCGGTTTCGCGGTCCATATTCATCGGTGTGTATGCCGCATAGGCAGTAATATGACGCAATGCATCTTCTTCCGTCAAATATTTATTCGCTTCGACAATGGAACCCTGTAATGCGGCCAATAAATCGCGATTTGCATGTTCATCGACATTTAGCAAAATATATTCGCATATTTCACGGTCGCTCAACACACCTAATGCGCGAAATACGACAAAGAGTTCAATGGGTTGTTTGATGCGCGGAATATTGACATAAATGCCGTGACCGAATCCGCCATTTTTCGACGCAATCATCATTTCGATTTGTTTCGGCGAAATACATTTGAAATCGGGGATGGATTTGATTTCGGCAATCCAGTTCCATTTCGCATTGTTGCGCCCATCAAAACAATAGACGCGATTTTCGGCCGCACGTTCCTGGCCTAACACGGTTTTTTCCGACCCCTTGATGATGAAATAGCCGCCGCAATCCATAGGACATTCACCTGTATATTGCGATTGAATGTGACGGTTTTGCGCCAACACACAAATGGACGATTTTAACATAATCGGCATTTTCCCAATATTGATTTTAGGCAAAGTTTTTGTGATGATTTTAGGAGTATCCATGGCTTCCGTATTACGCACAATATACTTGATTTTCACATCGACCGTCATGGTTGAGGCATAGGTGAAATTTCGCAACTTCGCTTCTTGTGGCAACATCATTTTTGTAGCACCATTGTTTTCGTGGATTTGTGGCGGATACAATTTGAAATTGTCAAATGACACGTGGGCTTCGAGGAAATATTGTCCCCGGTCGGCGACGTAATCGTTTTCCGAACGAATGACCACCGGATTAAACATTTCGATGGTGCGCTGGATTTGATAGTTGATAAAATGATTATAGGATTCGATTTGATGACGGACCAAACGTTCTAAATGTTGTCCGCGAAAATAGGATTCAATCAATGTGTAGGGTTCTTCCACATATTCGCCTAAATGTTCTAGCATAGCGGCTTCTTGTTGGTTGAATTTGCCACCGGCGATTTCACCACGAATCATATTATCCACTTGATGGATTAATTCGGCATGGGCGGGCGGATGGTCAACCAACTGCGCAGAATGACTTGGCGTAGCCACAACAGGTTCTATAACACGAGTTACAGATTTTTTAGCAGCAGGTTTCTTAATAGTGACCGTTCGTGGCGATATCATTGATGCAGCAGAATCGCACATCATTAAAGTCGTCATGTTAGGTTGAATCAATATGTGTTATAGGATTCATTTTAGATTTTGAATCAGAATCAATTTTTTGTGAAAAACATAATAAACACAAGAAACGACTAGTATATACCCATCCCCCCTCACATGTCTAAAACCTCGAAAACGAATTTCGTGGAGTATTTAGACTCTTACAAAGAACGCAACGGTTTAGATTATTTCACGTTAGCCAATATGTTGCATTTGACAAACATGAATTACATCGAGAACCAATACTACAGCGAGGCCTTTATCGGAGCAAATCATCGCAAATCGTTCCGAGAGATTTCCATCAAAGACGATTACGAAACGTGGAAACGGAAGCACGAAGCTACCTTTACGCCCATGCCCGACGATTTCATCTGTTTGAAATTGCCGAATCCGATACCCCTCAATGATACTGTCCCTGAACCTTGTAATCCCACCAAATATCAAGAAATCGACGCTTCCCTCAATCATTTAGGCGATGTTCTCGAAGTCTTGCAAAAATACCCCTATCAATCCGACACCGAATACAACATTGATATGAAGTCATTGTATGCCGCGGAAAACGAACTCAAACAGCTCAATACTATGGTGGGTATGGCCTCGCTCAAAACGGCCATTTTAGACCAGCTCGTTTATTTTTTACAAGACCTACATATTACACGAGGCGAAAGTGATTTCAAACACATTGTATTATACGGTCCTCCCGGAACGGGGAAAACGGAAATCGCCAAAATCATCGGCAACATGTATTCGAAAATCGGCATCCTCAAGAAAAACGTTTTCAAAAAAGTCACGCGCAATGATTTGGTGGCGGGTTATTTAGGACAAACGGCCATTAAAACGCGCAAAGTCATTGAAGAATGTTTAGGCGGCGTTTTGTTTATTGACGAGGCCTATGCTTTAGCGAATCATTATGACGACGATATTTATTCCAAAGAATGCGTCGATACCCTGTGCGAGGCGCTCAGTGACCATAAAGATGATTTGATGGTCATCATTGCCGGTTACGAAGACGACCTAAACAACAGTTTTTTCAAATCCAATCAAGGAATGGAATCGCGATTCATCTGGCGGTTCAAAATCGACCCCTATTGTGCAAAAGAAATGATGCAAATATTCATCAAAAAAGTGGGCGATTGTGAATGGACGGCCCCTGAAGATTTGACCGAAAAATGGTTCGAAGCTAATAAGGCCGAGTTTCCGCACTATGGTCGCAGTATGGAGGCGCTGTTTTCATATGTGAAAATCGCCCATGCCAGACGCATTTATGGCAAACCGAAAACCTTGCGCAAAATCTTGAATATGGATGATATGAATGCGGGTCTAAAATCGTTTTTGCAACACAAGAAGCCGGAAGACAAAACCCGGAAACTCTTTCAATCCATGTATTTATAGGTGCGTTTTCGGAAGACTTGCGCACAAATTTTATGTATCCATTATAACTAGATACATAAACAGAATGAGTGATAAAAAAACGATTATGATAAATCCCGAATTATTTAGCATATCGGCGGCCAATACTACGCGAAAGAAACGCGAACCCAAAGAGCAAAAAGAATTGAAAATCCGCGAGCCTTCGCAAAAAAAACAGTCCACGAAAACCCTCAAAAACAAACTCCTCAATTACATTCGCAAAACGCAAGAAGAAAATTACCGCAAAATGCACGGCCACGACCCCGAAATCAAACCCCCGACGACATCCAGTCGTCAATCGCCCGTCGAAACATTCGACAATGATTTCGAATCGTCGCTAAAATATTTGAGTGAAATCTCCGAACATGCATCGAATTCCGTCACCAATCATTCTTTAGCAAATGCCACATTAAAAAACTATCAGGCCATGAATCCGGAATCCATATTGAATCGCATGACCACGTCATCGCCCACTCCGCCGCAAAACCCACTCGACATACCATTCTATAACACATTACCCGCACCGCCTGCCGAAAGCCCATCTTACCGCATTCAATCGCCTTCTTCCAGACCATCCTGGGGATGTTTGAAAGGTGGGTCGCTGCCTACCTATCGCAACTGGAAAAATCAAACCCAACGTGCTGTCCCGCAACCCAATATATCCATTCTTTCACCACCCAAACATGAGAATAATCCTATAACACCCATTATCAATATTCCAAAGAATCTAGGTGGAAACCCGCCAGAGAAACCCCTCATTGACGATATTCAACGTTCTATTATTCACAAAACGCGCGAAAAACTAGACCAACCTGCCATTCAAGTGAAAAAAACCGAACTCAAATACAAAAAACGCAAGAAGACGATTCGCCGCACCTACAAAGTCGGCAAATCAAAAACCGCCCCTAAAATCGGCGTGCTCATTAGCAACAAAACGGTGCGCAACAATATTTCCACCAAAAAACAGCAGCTCAAACAAATCCCCATTGAAGAAATCCGTAGAACGCTCATCAAACGCGGATTCATCAAGGTCGGTTCAATTGCACCGAACGATGTGTTGAGACAAATGTATGAAAGTATGGTATTAGTGTGCGGTGAAGTCCAAAACTACAACCCCGACAATTTAATCTATAATTTTTTCAACGAGAAGTCGTAAGCCGTCGAGCATAATACGCTCCTTCGATTTCACCCCGCTGCAAATAGTCATCCATCTTTTTCCCAGAACGCGAGAAACAAATGATTCGACCCACCACATCGCGACACAATGGACAAAACACATTACATCGACTTTGTTCAACCACCTTGCAAAAACAGTCGTGATGATACGAATGACCACATCCCGTGCGACAAATTTCACGATGCGCCGTCGCTAATATATCGTCCCGAAATTCGTTCGTAAATCCCAACGATTTCCCGCACCAGAAAGTGATATCCTTGATGATATCTACCGGCGGAGAACAAAACAATGCTCCCATACAAATCGCGCAAATATTTTCAGATGATTTGTTAATTTTTTGTGTAATAGAATTATCTATTACACAATTCAATTTTACACTTCAAACGCCGAATTTTTCCAAAAATGTATCTAGAGGCAATGGTTGCCACATCATAAAGTTATCCATACCATAACTTAATGTGCTACTGCATTCAGTGTAAATTTTGAGAGAAATGTGTTTTTTATCATGTAAGTTAGTGTAGAATAAATATGCTTCTCTCATTTGATCATAACTCATTCTTTCATCATATTTTTCTTCAAATAATACATGACTCACATCATCATCGTTAAAATTATATATTTGTATTCCAAAAATGCTGCCATTACTATAAATTCCCATTTCTGATGTATACTATGAATACTTCTTTCTAACTTATAACAAGTCAAAATAATCAACGTTTGAATTGATTAACTGTCTATTACATATTTCTAATATTGACTATTTCCAAATAGGCTACATACATAAAGACCACACAAACCAGATAAAAAAATACAACACCATACATATTTGCGTCTTTGCAAAGAGACAATATATATTTATTACGAATCTGACAATGCATGGTGTTATCGACGGTGTATCCGAGTTTGCGCAAAATCTCAGTCAAATAGGTGCATTTTGTCGCATGTATGAAAAAGGGTTGTTCTTCTTCATATGTGACGGTTTGTTGCGAATCGATATCTACGTAATCATCTATTTCACGAAGCGGATTCGATATACACAAAAAGAGTTGCGCGCGCATATCAATCATAATATCATGTGGATACAAATTACCATAGGTCACGATGGCATCGTGGTCACTCATTTCATAATCAATCAATATGTCCAATACTTGTTTCCAGTCTCTGACGTATCCGATACATGTGCCGTGATTGATGTAGGTATTTTGACATGTTTTTTCGTAACATAGTGGCCACCATATATCATATTGTAGTTTATGATGATGCGATACAATGAGTTTGCATTGATGATGTTTTTGTATATTCACGAAACGTTCGCGCAATTCATACAATGGTTTCACACAAATCGTGTCGAAGCCATCCACATAACATACAATCTCGCTATTTGCCATATTGTCTAGATAGTCTCGTATCATAGCCCATTTGCGATTGTGCGGATTTTCCATGGACCGAATCACGTCTAGATTGATTCCGTGATTACGACAGGATTTGTGCAAGTGGTGAAAGTAAAAAAGAGGTTCGGAAGCAATCGTTACTACATGTAAATTGTCCAACATTCTACATGAGAACTAGAACCTCTTCTTTATGCTTTTTATTTGTAATATTTCAATATGCACAATGTGGTCGCCACACATAAACATGCAAAAGACAATTCGCTAAATATGTTATAGGCCTTTGCTTTGAATTGTTTCACCATCTTGTCGTAGTCATTGTATTTTTCTTGAATCATGTCGTCATCATCGTCATAGTAATAATCGGCTGGATAAAAGTCTGCGATATTATCGACAGTATATGTGTAATATTTCTTTTTCTTCGGGAATACTGTCGGGTGGACCATATCTTCTGGATTGCAATAATATCCATATCCACTGTCGTCATCGCCCATTTGTTGCATTTCTAGACGATATGGTAGCATGTTTCCCTTATTCATACACTTTTATATAATGGTTGTTGATATTTGTTGCATTATGATGCACCTTTGCCAGGTATTTCAATTTTTAGGAAACTGTATTAGACACATCTTGCTAGTAATGACTAGCCATGTCAATCACCGATGAATATTTCCAATTAACCACCAAATATCGAGCGCAATACGGCGAACGAACCATTGTTCTCTTACAAGTCGGGGCTTTTTTCGAAGTCTATGGATTGAAAAACCCGAGAACAAAGGTCGTCACGGGCAGCCAAATCGCCGAATTTGCGCAAATCTGCCAGCTTTCCGTCTCTGAAAAAAATGTATGTGTCGAACAAGACCACGTGGTCATGGCCGGGTTTCGCGATTATACGCTCGAAAAATACCTACAGAAATTGTCCGAGAACGACTACACTGCCGTCGTCTATACGCAAACCAAAGAGGGCAAAAATGTCACACGCCAGCTGCACGCCATTTATTCGGCGGGTACCTACATATCCTATGACAATGACAGCTCGCAACAAATCACAAATCATATCATGTGTATATGGATCGAAAAATACCAAGCCCTCGACAAATCCGCCAGACTATCGTGCGGTGTGGCAACGGCGAATATTTTCACGGGCAAATCCGAGATATTCGAATATCAAACGGCCTATTACATGAATCCGACCACCTTCGATGAACTAGAACGCTGCGTTTCGACCTATTGCCCGAGCGAAGTTCTCGTCCTTTCGACCACCTTACCTCAAGACGTCGTCCAGACGATTGTGCAATATGTAGGTATTACACATCCATCGCGCCATATTTTTTGCGCCTCCAATATGACAGACGCAGTCAAAAACTGCACCCAGCAAAAATACATTCACCATATGTTAACGACTTTTTTCGGTGAAGAAAGCCAGCAACTTTGCGCCGAGTTCTCGAATAATGAAATCGCCACCCAAGCTTTCTGTTATTTGCTGCATTTTGTGCAAGAACACAATCCCGACCTTGTTCGCAAAATCGAAATCCCCCGCTTTTCCTCCCAGTCGAAAACCATGCTTTTAGCGAATCATACTCTCCGCCAGCTGAATATTATCGACGACCTTTCCGCTTCGGGGAAACAGGCCGGGCAATATTCATCGGTTCTCTCCTTTTTAAACAAATGTGCGTCGCCGATGGGCCGCCGTCTCTTTCAGCAACAGTTGATTGCCCCCACGTTCGACCAAGAATGGCTACAAAAAGAATACAACATGACCGAACTCATGCTACAACCCGATACCGAACCGATGATTCCCATGCTCCGCAAACAACTCGCCACCATTCGTGATATAGAGAAAATCTGCCGACAAATCGTATTACACAAGATTTATCCCGACTCGATAGCCCATTTGTATGATTCCTTGCAAACCATTCAACAAATCCACGTATGTTTCGCCGAATTGCCTAAAGTTCTCGAATATCTGCATCATTCCACTGAAAAGATTGACCAGGTTCTCCACACCATGCAAACATACTTGCTGATAGACAGGTGTCGAGGAATACAATCCGTTCAATCTTTCCCACATTCTATCATACAACCCGGCGTCTCCTCGTCTTTAGACAAAATCATACAGACCTATGAAGAGAACCTACAACATTTCCGTGAAATACATGCGTTTTTCAATAAAATCATGCGCGCAAAAGAAGGCGGTGATGCTGAATATATCAAGATTCACACCACTGACAAATCGGGTGTATCGCTACAAATCACGAAAAAGCGCGCCACCGTTCTCAAAAGTCTCCTCAAAGGCCTTGCCGACCCCAAAATACAATTGTCGGGCGGTCTCTATTTTTGTGTAGAAGACATCAAGTTCTCGAGTGCATCTACATCGGCGGATGAAATCGAAATCCCCTGTTTGAAAAATATATGCAAGGCGTTACTGACCAGTGAAGAAAGTATGAATCAAGAGATTGCTAAATCTTTTCAAGATTTTTTGACGACGTTTGAGAACCTGCATCTCGAAAACCTCGAAAAATGCGCACTTTTTGTGGCAAAACTGGATGTTCTCCATTGCAAGGCTTATTTAGCATCCAACTATAATTATTGCAAACCTACCATCGTCGCCGACCACCAAAAATCCTTTGTGGATGCGCGCGATTTGCGCCATGTTCTCATTGAACATATCCAAATCAATGAAACCTATGTCCCCAATGACTTTTGCCTAAATCTTCCCGACCAACCTTTAGGCGTTTTATTGTATGGCACAAACGCCGTGGGAAAAACGAGTCTTATTCGGGCGCTCGGTATTGCAGTCATTATGGCACAGGCGGGTCTCTATGTTCCCTGCTCGGCATTCACCTATCAACCCTACCAATCGATTTTTTCCCGCATTTTAGGCAACGACAACTTGTTCAAAGGGTTATCGACGTTTGCGGTCGAAATGTCGGAATTGCGTATGATACTGCGTATGGCCGACGAATCATCGCTGATTTTAGGAGACGAATTATGTTCGGGCACCGAAACCGAATCCGCGCTCAGTATTTTCACGGCGGGTCTCCTACATCTCCACGCAAAAGGCGCGTCTTTTGTCTTCGCCACCCATTTTCACGAAATCTTGAAATTCGAGGAAATGCAACAAATGCCTAAACTAGCACTCAAACACATGGCCGTCCATTACGACCCCCAACGCGATTGTCTAGTTTATGACCGCAAATTGCAAGACGGACCGGGGAATCGCATGTATGGTTTAGAAGTCTGTAAATCGCTCTATTTGCCCGACGATTTCTTGCAATCTGCCCTCGCTATCCGCAACAAATATTATCCGACGAGTCGAGGAGAACTGACCCACCATACATCCACCTATAACACCCAAAAAATCCGAGGCATTTGCGAAATGTGCAAAACAAATATGGGCGAAGAAATTCATCATTTGCAACCGCAAAAGGAGGCAAATGATAAGGGGTTTATCGGCACGATTCACAAAAATCATCCAGCAAATCTGATGACCTTGTGCGAGGCCTGTCATCTAAAACAACATAAATCATCTATCACACAAAAACGTAAGAAAACGACAGCGGGATATGCAGTGTTATAGAATATTCATATTTGTATACATCTTTTTTCATAAAAATGTATACGTCTATAGTAGGAACAAATGCGAAAACAAACGGTTCGAAAAACAAAGAAGCCTCCGAAAAAACGAAATCATACACGTCGTAAAAGAGGTGGAGGACTGTTTGATTTTTTATTTAAACGTGGGCCATCGGTAGCACATACCAATGAATTTAGAACAACATTTACGAAATATATTACAGAAATTATAGCGCTACAAGATGCGCAACGAATCATTCGAGACAAAGATAGACAGTCAAATTATAAGGAATTACAAAAAAAAATGGAAGAATTGAAATCATATGTAGCAACTATACCGAATGATGTAGATAAAAACATACGACTCGAAAATAGCAATACTACTTCGTCTGAATTTATTGGAGGGTTGCCGATTCATATTATTGCACGTACTATAAACAATATATCTTTCAGAGATGCGATATTAAAGAATATGAAAGAACAAGGTTTTGCATATCATGAAGCAAGTTTGAACATCATAAATGGGAATAGAGAAAGTGCAAAACTTGAAGCAGAAAAAGCAAAAGAAGAACTTAAAATACAAATGAAAAAATTTGCTAAACAGAAGGAAGCAGATGAAGCACTTGCGCTCATTGAAGCGGAAAAGGAAATCGCAGAACATCAAAAAAGACTAGCAGAAAAACAAAAAGAAGCAGAGAAAGCAGAACAATTGCAAAAAGAACTAGCAGAAAAAAGCAAAAAAAGAGGCTGCGGAACAACTTGAAAATGAACATGAAGCTGCGCAAGCCAAGCAAAAAGCAGCTATAGATGCAATTAAAATTCGAAGACAAAAAGAAGAAAATGTAAAAAAAGCAAAACTATCGAAAAATTTCAAAACAAATCTGGCAAAACTGGAAAAAGAAAAAACGTCATCAAAAAATATCGAACCTGAAGTAAAAGTAGTATCATCAACATCTATAACCCGTAAATATGCAGAATATAAAAGGAAAGAATCTGCTAAAAAGAAAGCCGCAGAAAATGATGAAGATAATTTTATTGAAAAACCAGATCCACATATCACGCCAGAAACAACTATAGCACAAAACACAAACATTGAATCGCAAACACTTATAGTACCAGAAACAACTATATTACCGCAAACATTTGTAGCACCTTATAGACCAAAAATTAAACCAATATATCATCCAATGTATACAATTGATAAAGTACCAGAGTATTGGACAACTTATTTTCCGAATGGTAAATTAAAGATGTTTCGAGATTTCATGATTTATATGTTGAACAATGTGAAGATATTGACGGACAATACGCAAAAAATCTTCCCAGGATTTATACTAGAAAAAACACAAAACGCATATATAAAGACAGTGAATGATTCTAACTTTATTACAACAGCAGAAAAAGAAAACTATATTAACAATTACGATATACTTATACGCCTTTTATTAGTATTTATAGGCATCATCACAAATGCTATGTCAGAACATGGCTGCCATATAATGCTGAAAGGAGGAAAAGCTATTCAAATGAATTGCCCCACTAAGTATCCAAGCAATGATATAGATATTTTAGTAGTATCGGATACAATGGACAACAAGAAAATCGCATTAGAAATGGGCAAATTGCTGGTATGGATTTTATTACAACAATTTACGACAACACAATCGGTAATGCAACATCTGTCGATGTATTATGTCTCAATGATAGAAATACCACAAACAGAATCAATTGTAAAAATAAGCGCATTTACACATTTTAATACATATGAAGCGATCGTTGATATAGGATTCACCACACCAAAAGAAGAAATAAAATCATATATAGTATCAAATCCAACGATAAAAGGCCCTTTTCACTTACCATTCAATTATCAATTATTATATATATCACAATCGGTCGATGCAATGATCAAAGAAAAACTATATTACTATATGAAATATGCAATATTGAAGAATTACAAGCCAGAAGACAACGCGGAATTCTTTATTCAAAAAATTTATCGATCACTCAAGGCATTGCTCAGCTGCAAAAATAAAGATCCAATTATGCAAAATGAAATACTATTGACAATGATAAACACTGTAATAGACGAAAAACAAAAGAATTTAATCGAAATTGATAAAGAATCGCCACAAACAATCGTAGATGGTGTTATAGAAAAAATCAAGTAAAATATCTATTGCACTAAAATAGATATTTTAACGGCTATTTTGCCCTGGTAATAATCTTTATTGAGCACTAAGAAATCGCTGTAGTTGGCCTTCGCGAACGGTCCGTTCTCAGCAATATAAATCATCTATAACACAAAAGCGCAAGAAAACGACGGCGGGATATGCAGTGTTATAGATATGGTTGTCAGGTTATATACTTTTTAGCACCTCAATGGCTTTTTCCACAATCTGTTTTTTTACTTCACTATCAATGTAATCGCTGTCTAAGTCTGGAGTTTTTGTGTTTATTTGAACATATTTTCCATGCACGCCGTTTTTAATCATTCTGACGTTTTCTTTGGTGGTATTATTACCATCATCATCATTTCCCATGCCAAAGAAGTTCATATTTGAAGTATTTGCTTCTAAAGTATCTACATCTACACCTAAATCTTTCAGATTGCCGATATTTTCCCATTCTACATGTAGATTCATATTTTGTTTTTTTGTAGATGCGATTTCCACGCGGCCATGTTCAAATGTAATTTGTGCTACACTATCTTCATTTTCGATAAATATATTTTCAATATTCATGATTCCATATTCACTCGAATTCACTGCAACATCAATCATGGATGGATACATATAATCGATTTTATAGATTTTCCATATTTTTTTGGGTGCTGCTTTCTTGTGTTTGCTAAATGTTTCGCAATTGCCGGTTTTCTTGTTTTTACGGGTTCCTTTAGGGCATCTTTTAGGTGTTTTTTTAGCAGTATCTACCGTTTTTTTGTTCTTAGTAATTGTGTTTTTATGCACGCAATTTCCAGATTTTGCTGGATGTTGTTTAAATCCTTTTGGACAACGCATTATATATATACACACAAAATTATGGTGGTACTCCACCTCACGGTACTCCACCCTAAGGTGGAGGACAATTGCCATAGCACTTGCCCTGGTAATAATAAAAATCTTTATTGAGCACTAAGAAATCGCTGTAGTTGGCCTTCATGGTCGGTCCGTTCTCATTGCCCGCAACACATTTTTGTCCCCCTAAAAGCACGCAACATGTGGTAGATGCACAATTGGCTGGACCTACTGCGTTACATTTCGCCTCTAATTGGTCGGGGTCGGATTTATAGTAATTGCAAAATCCCGCATCGGCGGCACTACTCACGTAGGATGGTGCATTGACCACCGTATTCGCAGAACGACTCAAATACACACTATCTTCATAGTAGGGCACATAAGAGGTCGGACCATAGCGGAATGACCCAGGTTGATAATAGACAATATTTCCTTTGACTAAAGCATCGTCTGGTTTAGAATATTCTTGATGATATTGCGTGTCGTAACTATTTGGGTCATAATGCAATCCGCTAGATGCCGTATTTCCTGAAATCGTATTCCCGGTAATGGACCGATATCCCTCATAATCACTATTCATTGTCCCGGTAATCAAAACCAATATGATGATTACCAACAATATCCATATCCACATAATATTCATCTATAGTAATTATTTAGATAATGATTTGATGCTAAATCGGAAAATTGATTCCACGCAAAAACAAAATAAAAACTACACATACTCTATAACACATATTCTACAACAATGATTATTCCAGTAAAATGCTTCACATGTGGTAATGTCTTAGCCGACAAATACCGATATTATTTAGAACAGGTTCGCAAACGAAAATTGCAAGACGGTATGAAAGTCGACAAGGTCATTTATTTAACACAAAAAAACGTGGAAAAAACCCACGAGGGTCATGTTCTCGACGAACTGCGTTTGACCAATGTTTGTTGCCGTCGTCATATGTTGACACATGTGGATATTGAATAAATCTCTCCCCGTCGACAACATATTTTTTTATAGACCTATTGTATAATGGCAACGCGTAAATATAAAAGAAGAACCCAAACCAACAAACATAAAAAAAATCAATCGAAGAAACGTCGCCCACGAAAACATAGGGGTGGATGCGGACATTGTGGAGCACCGACGGTCGGTATTTTCGGCGGAAATGCGCATGGAGCCGTGCCTGGCCCAGAAGCGGTGCCCATTCGTTATTATTATGGATTGAATGACCATATGCAAGACCCTAATAATCCATCGGCCGTCGTGGATGCACGATTATCCGGAGGAAACGGAGGTAACGGGGGCAAACAACGCAAACAACGCAAACAGCGTGGCGGATTTAGCTATGTCAATACCGACATGATTTTAGGTTCCACCGCATACAATGTTCCGGGTTCGTTCGGCAGTCACGTGCAAGCTCCATTAGCCTATGGTTTATTATCAGGAACTACCTCGGTAAATCCATCCACCTATGTTCAACCAATCGAACACAAATACAATGAGAACAATCCGCCACTGGCATAAATAATATTTGACTATTGTATAGAATGAATATTCCTGGATTAAGACATTTATGCACTCCGGCATATGTCTATTTAGTCATATCGATGATTGCGATTATCGTCATGGCCTTTCAAAATTTAGGACATGACGGTCTCTACTGTATTGGTCATTATGATTGCAATGTGTCAAGTGTCACAATGATTTTCGTCCTCAAAGTGTTATACGTTATTTTCTGGACATGGGTGCTCAATATCATTTGCCGTGGCGGCGTCCCTGCTTTAGCATGGTTTTTCGTGATTTCACCTTTCGTTTTGATGTTTATTTTTATTGCCATGATGCTTACTCAGCGCAACCCGTTATAGTTTTTCACTCTTTTCGTATTTTCCGAGCCACTATGTTTCGGAAAATATCTTCCTAGTATAGGAATGACACACACAAATAAACCACATCGTAAACATGATATTCACAAAAACACCACCCGCAAAAACGCACCCACCGGATGGATTCACATCACCATTTCGGGCACTCCATATGAACGCGGTTATCAACACGGCAAACGTCTGGCCCATGTATTTCCGCGCGTCAAAACCATACTCACATTTATCGTGAAAGAAGAACTCGACATTTCCTATCACACTTACGAATCCACCACCACCAAACTCATCAAACCCCAAATAAAACGCCATTATCCCGAATTCTTCGAAGAAATGCGTGGTATTGCAAAAGGTTCGAAAACAACCATCGATTTCATCATTGCCTGGAATTCGCTACTTTCCATGTATTCCTATTACACCAAAAAACAAACTCCGCAACGCTGCAGCGCATTCATCGCATGTGGACAATACACCAAAAACGGCGACATTGTCATGGCGCACAATACGCATTCCGATTATGCGACGGCCCCTTTAGGCAATATTATTTTGACCATTATTCCCGAAAAAGGCCACACCATCAAAATGCAAACCTACCCCGGATTCATTGCGAGCGGAACTGACTGGTTCTTGACATCGGCGGGCATCATGGGTTGCGAAACGACCATTGCAAAAACCAGCTACACCGCTGAATTCGGCGCACCCTATTTCTGCCGCATCCGCCAAGCCATGCAATATGCCAATACCCTGGATGAATATACACAATCACTATTACACAAAAATGCGGGAGATTATGCGTGCTCCTGGCTCTTTGGCGATACCAACAACAATAGTATTATGCTTTGTGAAATAGGATTACATGTTCAACATATTGAACAAACGAACGACGGAGTCTATTATGGGGCGAATTCCGTCATGGACCCGGCCTTTCGTTACATGGAAACGACGGACCATTCACATGATGATTTAGAAACATCGTCGGGTGCTCGCACCATGCGGTTGCAGGCTTTGCTCGAAGAGCACTATCGTGGAAAAATCGATGTGGCGACTGCAAAGGTGATTATAGCTGACCATTATGATGTATTTACGTCGACGCCAAATAGCGCAAATGCACGCACCATTTGCAAACATGGCGAAACCGCGGAGGCACCGAAACCTTATGGATGTTCCGATGGCAAAGTCGTGGACTCGACCATGGCCAGAGCAATGGAATTCTGGGGTCGTGTGGGATGTAGTTGCGGCCGAACATTTGACGCAAAACGATTTATCAGGGAGAATCCGAAATATGCGCACTGGGAAAAGGTACTGGTCGATATCAAGAGACATAAATGGGTAAGGTGTTGAAAACACCGGACCAAGATGTTGAAAACATCGAAAAGATGCGCATAGTGGGCGAAGCCCCATACAATATCTATAACACAAAACCACCTAAAAACAAATCTGCTCTTATACTAAAGCCATGTATTATCAATATGAAGCAAATCTAACCGAAGACGGCATCCAAACCCTTCGCAAAAAAAAAGAAGCCCCCTTTAGCCCATTCATTCTGCGCACTATTGCTATCGGTTCCCTTTTCATCGGTATGTCATTACTCATGTATAGCGCAACCATGACCGGAACAGTCCAACAAACCACGCAATTTAGTGAGACCACCAAATACGCAACCTTAGACAATTCCACACTGTCAGATTTATTTGACAATTTCAAGCTCAAATTCAACAAATCCTATGACACGATGGATGAAGAATCTGCCCGCTATGACAATTTCCGGTCTTTTTTGAAAACCGTCGACGAGCGCAACAACAATGATCCCACCGCTATTCACGGAATCACTAGATTCGCCGATTTGTCCGAAGAAGAATTTAGGAATCATTTTTTAGGTTATGTTCCGGCACCATCCAATAGTCAGCGCATCACTGTCCCAGCTTATGCCGGTAGTGAAACCGTGGTCAATTGGGCAAATATTTATACCACTGCGGTCAAAGACCAGGGGTATTGCGGTTCCTGCTGGGCATTTTCGGCAACCGAACAAATCGAGTCCGATTCCATTCGATTAGGCCTCCTTACGACCAGTGACACACTTTCTCCCGAACAAATTGTGCAATGTGATAGCATAGACGAAGGATGCGATGGTGGTAATACCGAAACCGCCTTCGAATATGTCATGTATGCAGGTGGAATCGAGTCCGAATCGAATTATCCCTATACTTCCTATTATGATAAAACGGGTCTATGCACGTCGAATGCAACAGACTATGTGGTGACAGTTTCGAGTTATACGAAAATCGCCGACGAAGATTCCATGATTTCCTATGTGCTTTCGACGGGACCTTTGTCCATATGTTTAGACGCTTCTTCCTGGTCCTCTTATGTTTCCGGTATTATTACGACCTGTGGAAAAGACGTGGACCACTGCGTGCAAGCGGTCGGAATCAATTTAGACGAGGGTTACTGGATAGTGCGTAACAGCTGGGGAACCGAATGGGGCGACGCCGGTTATATCTATTTAGCCTCGGGTGAAAATATGTGTGATATATCCTATGACCCGAAATATGTAACGACCACTCTTGTATAAGGGCCGGTAAAATTGAAATACTCTTTGTAAAGTATTCCAATCAGCATCCACAACAACATGTATCAACAATCTAGCAAATGTGACTTTTATCGCGGAGTCGAGCTGCAAACTTCGATTGACCAACACGCCATGAAATATGCACGCTATTTAGCCATAACAAACCGTCTATTGTTATGGGAAATCAAAAACACGGGTCTCAACCCCCAGAAATATAAAAATCAAAAGCAATGATTTAGAGCCATGGTCGAATACATGAGTAATGATATCACTCAACCACATACCGCAAGACGTTCTCATCAATCATATCATACCTTATACCTATCAGCCGCAATCGGCAACCCTCACAACCCATATCCAATCGTATGGCCGCACCATACCCATTTTAGAAGACATACTATTACACGAACCCGCACCCTTTGCCATGGTATCCCTACTTTCCAAACTCTATGTTTTTTTAAATGGCGTGGACATGATTTATGGCACCAAACAAAGATTTATTGATATTTTGCGTCGCAATCGCGGCCTTTCCACTAAATCAGACAGATATGTCATCAATTACTTATACCAGAATTTGCAATTCGCCGACCCGAACAAACAGTTACGCTTTTTATGGGGATTATTAACCCAATCTGAACATAATGATTTTATGACACATTGTCTATAAAATTGAATCCATCTAGAAATCATCTAAACAAATCACTCTACTTAGTATATACTCAAAAAATGAATCCACAAGTTTCAAATATTTCCGAAGATGGTGACGTCTATCAATTCACCTTGTCCGACATCAATATTAGTTTAGCCAATGGATTACGCCGTATTATTTTGTCGGAAATTCCAACCTATGCATTCTTGACCGAAACCTATGACGACAACAAATGCACTATCCATACCAACACAACGCGTCTGCACAATGAAATCATCAAACAGCGCCTCAGTTGTATTCCGATTCACGAAACCGATTTAGACATTTTAGCCGACAAGTATGTCTTAGAAGTCGATAAAAAAAACGAAACCGACAATGTCATCTATGTCACGACGGAAGATTTCAAAATCAAAAACAAGACCACGGGAAATTATTTGACCAAAGAAGAGACCAAGCGTATTTTCCCACCTTCACCCATTACCAATTACTATATTGATTTCGCCCGTTTAAAACCCAAGATTAGTGATTCGATTCCGGGTGAACAACTCAAACTCGAGGCCGAATTTTCGGTCAGCAATGCTCGCCACAACAGCATGTATAATGTAGTATCAAAATGCACTTATGGCAATACCCCGGATTTGACAAAAGTCGAAGAAGCCTGGCAACATATGGAGGCCAAACTCAAGAGCGAGGAATCCACACACGACGAAATCGAATTCCAGAAACGCAACTTTTATATGTTAGATGCTCAACGCATATTCAAATCCGATTCCTATGATTTCACTATCCAAACGGTAGGCGTTTATGACAACAAAAGTATTGTCAAAAAAGGATGCACGGTATTGCAAAACAAATTCGTCGACATGATTGAGGCGATTGACGCCGACCTGGTTCCGATTCATCGCAGTGAGACGACCATGGACAATTGCTACGATATTATTTTAGAAAATGAAGACTATACCATGGGCAAAATCCTCGAGTATATATTGTATGACACTTATTACGAGGGCGACAAATCACTCACCTTCTGTGGGTTTAAAAAATTCCATCCACATAATCCAGACAGCACCATTCGAGTAGCCTTTGTCCAGAAGGCGGACAAAAATGTAGTCCGACAATATTTGCGCGACGCGGCAAATCGGGCGCAAGAAGTGTATGCGAAAATCTATAAATTGTTCTAAATGTTGTTTATATTCCTATATTTTTTACACGATGGTGTAAAAAATGTATTTGTGCCGCGAAGAATTCAGTTATCAAACCATCCGCTATGCCAGTATTTGTTTATCCATTTCTTGTGATTATACAGTCTTTGTGTCGAATTTCATCATGTCCAATGCACTCACAAAGTCATTATATATACCGGTATAGGTGGTTTTTGTAGAATTCACGACTTTTGAAATTGCTAGGTCACTCAATGTGGTTATTTTACTGATGGTCTGTGTTTCTAATGCATCGATATCCGGAATGTATACTGTGTATTGCGGAATATGACTCAGATTGATACCGAGGTCTTCCAGATATTGAAGCACGGCTGTATCTCCGAGTTTCGCTGTGATTTTGTCAATGGTAGACTGAGTGTCGGCAATAGCAATCACATACGTGGCTGCGAGGGTTTTTGCTTTGGAATACATGGAAGAATAATACTGGTAATAGTTGTTACGGATAGTCTGAGTAATACCAGAGGCTTTGTCAGATTCGCTTATGAATGGGTTGATAGCAGAGTCACTGGGACTTTTATTCTTAGTATAATATTCTATCGCACTATAAAACAAATAAGCAATCGCATCATATTCTCTCATCTTTGTTTTGGTATTGATGTATTTTGTATTCAAGGTGACCAATCGATTTGTCAAAGTATCTTTATAAGCAATCAAACTATCGCGGTATTCGAGGAATTTTGAATAGTATCCAATAACATCGTATTTTACATCGGTAATTCCTTCAGCAGGTGTTCCCATGTAGGTAGTGATGCCGCTCCAAGTAGGATTTTTCGCTAGATAATAGACTTTTTGACTAGTAATACTATCAAACAATTGTATCTCCGAATGTTCTACATAATCGCCGACAAACAACACCGAATCTAATTTTGCGTTTGCATAAAAAATAGGAGAATCATCAGTTACAAAGGACACTGCGCTCGGTATGGTGACCATTTCTACATTGTTGCACTGTTGCAAAAAGAACGATTGTATGCTGGTAACATTTATACCAATAATAATCGATGAAAATAAACAATCTATAAAACCCTCACTCTGTATGGTAGTTACATAAGAGGGTATCGCAAAAACACTGTCGGGTTTTCCAGAAGGGTAAAACAAAATACTGGTATTGTCAGCACTATACAAGATTCCATCCAGGCTCCTAAAGGCAGAAGAATTGGATAAGATATTTTTCAAAGAAGTGCATCCGGAGATTCCGGCAGATGCAATGGTAGTTACAGTGGAAGGTAACGTAAATGTATCTCCGGTTTTCTTAGGTGGGTAGCAAAGGAGCTCGGTCATTTGTTTGTCATACAATATACCATCGACACTTGAAAAATACAAATTATTGTTAACGGTTATCGTATGAATACCAGAACACTTAAAGGCAAACTTGCCGATTGAAATGACGCTCGATGGAATAACGATAGCCGTGATAGACTTACATTGATAAAATGCGCCATTTTTAATCGTTTGCACATTGTTACCGAGCGTAATCGTTATGTCATTACCATCTTTATGTAATACTGCGATATCATATATTTTTAATGAACCACGAGTTATCATCGGACGTAAATATTTTCCAGTGACACTCGCAAATATAGTTTCAGAAATCTTATATGAATCTGACCAGTCTATCCATTCAATTGCATCGTTACTATATTGCCATTTATAGGTTTCATCTCCATATGCATTTACACTTTCTGTAATAAAATATCCTGCATCATATCGAAGAGTAGTTGTCTTGATTGTTATGCAATAGGTATACTCAGTAGAATTCATCGTTTCAGAATAATAATTGCTTATCATGGAAATCTTTTCTCCATTTTTTAAAATAGCCTGAAGTGTCCATTGACCATTTACACTATCCACTTCGTATGTTACCCATTCGTCGTCCAATAACAAATATACGTTGACGGTGGATAACCCGACATCACAAGAACCTGATAATACATTTGTCATAACATTATACGAATCAATGGTAGGAACGTGATATGCAATTTTGTTATTCGCAAGCAATGACCACCCGGCTTTTCCGGGTAGATAATAACACGTTACATTATCTATATTATCAAACTGTGTGTGATATATACCAGGATTGTTATCTAAACAATAGACACTTGTTAAATTTGGACATTCGTAAAATTGATATTGAGATGTAATTTGCACATTATATGGTATAACTATGCTTGTCAGATTGGTGCAACCTTGAAATGTTCTAGTCGAAAGTATAATAATATTGCTGAATATAATGCATTTTACATTTGTGCATGCTTGGAATGCGTGGGGTGTAACTTCAATCACTGCATATGTGTTGCTATTGTAGGTAACCGATTCTGGAATTGTAAACGTGCCATTTATGTTTCTAGGACAAAAGTATATACTCACACTCGATGAATTTAGTATTTTATAGACGAGTCCGTCGGCATTAAACAATATCGAATTGTCTTTATGAATGGTCATTGTATCTAGATTTAAACATCCCGCAAATGTATAGTTGCCTACACTATTAATGTATTTCCCAATGGATACACTCGATAAATTTCCGTTATATGCAAATGAATTTGTTTGCAAATCCGTTACGTAATATATAGTACCATTTTTTTCGACGGTATCTGGAATCGTAACATCGACAAATGTATTCGGGCAAAATATCACCATTACTTGATTGCTTGCTATAATCTGATATACGATTCCATCTACATTAAAAAAGATATCATTGTTTATATTTATTGTGGTGAGACCCGTGCATTTAAAAAATGCACCATTCGCAATTTTTATAACAGAATCTGGGAGTGTAATGCTTGCTAATTTAGAACATCCTTCGAATATATTTGCATCGTATAACATTGTTACATTTTGACCAATGTTTATACTGGTTATATTTATACAATATGCAAAGGCGCTCCCATAAATAGAAGTGACGTTATAAGTGGTATTGCGGTTAAGGATGGTGTCGGGGATTGTAAAATCGCCGACTATAGTTTTAGGACAAAAAAATAAGGATACTTCCTTGTTAACACTACTTGTAATATAATATATGACACCGTTTACGTCAGTAAAAAAATATGTATTATTTGAATCGACCGTTATTGTTACATTTTTACAATATTTACCCAGATTATAATTACTTGAGACAGTAGCGTTTTTACCAATAGAAACGTTTGTTACATTAAAACAAGACTCGTATATAAAACCTCCGACACTGGTTGTAGAATCGGGTATTGTGAGAGTTGATAGATTTGTGCAATTTTGAACAACATTACTTCCTATACTTGTGACAGAAGTTCCGATGGATACACTTTGTAAACTGGTGCAGTTATAAAAGGCCCTATCATTTACCTTTGTAATGTTGCTACCCATAACAATATTTGTGAGTTTGTTGCAATTGTAAAACGCACCATAAGCAATATCGGTTACTTTGTATGTACCGCTACTTGCAGTAACGGTATCGGGAATTGTGAAATCACCCGATTTGTTGCGTGGACAAAAAAACAAACTTGCTGTATTTGTTCCTGTAATTTTATAAACGAGCCCATTATCATTAAAAAAACTGGTATTTTTAGAATCAATACTTACATTGTTCAGTATTGTATCTGAACAAATGGCATAACTATTCATAGTTTTAGTGGATTTACCTATCGTTATGCTTTCAATATTCAAACATCCTTGAAAAGCATAGTCATTGATTGAGGTTACTGCGTCGAGTATATTGATAGTTTCTAACCTTAAACAATATGCAAAAGCATTACTACCAATTGAAGTTACCGAATCTGGTATAACAACATTTTCTAATTTACTACAATTTTGAAACGCATAATTGCTGATTGAAGTTACTGAATATGTATTTTTGTTAAAAAATACACTGCTTGGAATTGTAATCGAACCTGAAATATTCTTTGGGGCAAAAAACGCAGAGGCAGAACCATTGGTGATGCTATATATAACATCATTGTAACTACAAAACATTGCATTTTCACTTACATTTATGTTATTAAGATTAATACAATTGATAAATGCAGTGGCCATTGATGTTACTTTTTTCGGAATAACTACATTTTTTAAAAAGTTACACCCATAAAATGCACTGTTACCTATAGTTGTAACATTATTTCCAAGAGTCATGTTATTTAAGTATTTGCACAACGAAAATGCAGAACTACCTATAGTTGTAACATTGTTTCCAATAACTACACTGTTTATCGATACACAATTGTAAAACGCAGAACTACCTATACTTGTAACTGCATATACAACATTCTTATTCGAAACAGCATCTGGAATCACAATGTCCCCAGTTTGATTACGTGGACAAAAAATAACAGAAACATATTTTTGAACATTATCTGTAATTGCATATGTAAGTCCATTTTCATTAAAAAATATTCTATTTTCTGTAGAAATAGATAGATTATTTATATACTGGGGATTAAAGTTGCTAGTATCTATCACCGTAACGTTCTTTCCAATCGTTATACTGCTTAAGTATGTACAGTTACTGAACACACTGGTAGGTAGAGTCGTTATATTATCTCCAATAATCACACTTCCTAAATTATCGCAACCACTAAACGCATTATTTACGATTGTATTCACTGAATAGGATTTTTCACCATATTTCACATATTCTGGTATAATAATATTCGCATTGTTAACTGCATCGTAATTTGTTAAAAATGACTGTGCGTTGGTTGCGACGGTTGCAGTATTGTCGGTATTCAATGTATACTTGATACCTTGTTTGTCTGAATACACGTTGTTTTCGTAGGCAAGGTCGTAGATACTAGGCATCCTTGCAAATGACTATATACGTATATGATATTATTATACGATGCAACATGTGGTTTAGTGTACTGCTAGATTACTACAAACCATGGAACTATTGTATCACAACTAGTATCTACAAGTCGTGATTCTTACACCTTTGCACAATTAAATCGCCCATTTTGGGACGATTTACCACTGCAAAGGCAACGTTATCGCGTGCAGTTATACCAGTGAAGAATTCAATCCGCAATGCGAATGAATCTTCACTAGTATAACTGCGCAAAGGTGTAATTCAGTTATGAAACCATTATATTTGCAAACAGTGCCGGAATTTGTTTGTCTATCGAATATTGACGCCTCGGTTGCTCCTGTAACATATATTTTTTCGTATGCAGTTGTGGTGATTGCATAAATACCATCATTTCCACTTACTCCAATCAATTTCGTCCATGTCTTGTGATTATACAGTCTTTGTGTCGAATTTCATCAGATTGAATACACTCATAAAGTCATTATAGACACCGGTATAAGTGGTTTTTGTAGAATTTACGACTTTTGAAATTGTTAGGTCATGTAAGGTGGTAATTTTACTGATGGTTTGCTGTTCAAATGCATTGATATCCGGAATGTTTACTGTGTATTGTGGAATATGATTCAAGTTGACACCGAGTTCTTCCAACAATTGAAGAACTGCAGTATCTCCGAGTTTCGTCGCGATTTTGTCAATGGTAGATTGCGTGTCGGCAATAGCGATGACATACGTGGCTGCGAGGGTTTTTGCTTTGGAATACATGGAGGAATAATACTGGTAATAGTTGTTACGGATAGCTGGGGTAATGTTTGCTTGTTCGGTCGTGGTGAGATAAGGTTTGATAGCATTGTTTGCGGCAGTAGTATTCGCTTTTGCGGCAATTAAAGTTGAACGATATGAAGTATTATAAATAGCATTAACAGCAAGATCAGCAACAGCAACAGCAGCAGCAGCATCAGCAGCACCAGCAGCAGCAGCATCAAAAGCAGCATCATAAGCAGCATCATAATCAAGACCAGCAGCAGCAGCAGTAACAGCAGCAGCAGCAGCAGCAGCAGTATTAGTAGTCTTACCAAAAGCAGCATTATAAGCAGCACCATAAGCAGCACCATAAGCAGCATTATAAACAGTATCATAAGCAGTAGCCGCTTCATTTGCTTTATAAAACAAATAAACAATTGTATCATATTCTCTCATGTAACTCTTTGCTTTCTTATATTTTGCATTTGAGGTGACCAATAGATTTGTCAAAGTATCTTTATACGCAATCAAACTTTCACGATATTCAAGGAATTTTGTATAATTTCCAATGACATCGTATGTTGCATCGGTGATTCCTTGCGTGGCTAAGCCCATGTAAGAAGTGATGCCGTTCCAAGTTGGATTTTTCGCTAGATAATAGACTTTTTGAATAGTAACATTATCAAACAATTGTATCTCAGAATTAGCTACATAATCGCCGACAAACAACAGAGAATCTAATTTTGAGTTTGCATAAAAAATAGGAGATTTAGAATCCACACTATAGGTATTTTTAAATGCAGCTGCGCTCGGTATAGTCACTGTTGTGACATGGTTGCATTTTTGCAAAAACCACGAGTGTATTTTCGTGACATTTGCACCCACGTGAATGGATGAAAATAAACAATCGACAAAACAATCACTTTGAATCGTGGTTACTGCTGAAGGCATTGCAAAAGCATTGTCGGTTTTTCCAGCAGGATAAAACAAAAGAGTGGTGAGGTCAGCACTATACAAGACTCCATTGACACTGCTAAAACTAGCCGAATTCGACAAAATATTTTTCAACGCAATGCATCCAGAAATTCCGGCACGTGCAATGCGAGTCACGGTGGAAGGCACACTATATGTATCGCCGATTTTTCTAGGTGGGTAGCAAAGGAGAGTGGTCAATGCTTTGTTATACAATATACCATCAATACTTGCCAAAGAGGTATTGTTGTTATCAACGACTATCGACTCGACACCCGAAAATTCAAATGCAAAATCTCCAATGGAAACAACATTTTGCGGAATGGCAATCGCCTTCAATAAAGAGCATTCGCAAAAGACGAAATTGCCTAGCGTAATCACACTTTCCGGAATATTTACAGTGACGAGTGACCTACATCCATAAAACAAACTGTTTTCGATGGATGTTATATTTGCTAGCATATTCACGTTGATTAACGAAGTACAGAATTGAAAGACATTGCATCCAATGGTAGTAACGCTGGATGGAACAGTTATTTGTTTCATTGCCGAGCAACCATGGAAAGCATAATTTCCAATAAACGTCACTCCCTCGGGAATAACGAGTTCGTCCAATTTCGAACAATTGAAAAATGCCGCATTTCCAATAGTAACCACGGTCGATGGAATCGTTACACGAGTCAAGGATACACAATTATAACACATGTTGTTTGCAATACGCGTGATGCCCATAGGAAGTATCAACTCGGTCAATGCTATACAATCTATAAACGCGAAATCTCCAATAGCAACCACACCAGAAGGAATCGTCACAGTTTCTAACAAAGAACACCCAGCAAACATATTATTTCCAATAGTTCTCATATTCGGAGGAATGGATACACGTGTCAACTCGCGGCAATCTTCAAATGCACCCGCTCCAATCGCAGTAATATTCTCAGGTAAGATAATTCCATTCAATGAAGAACACCCGCTAAATACACCATTCCCAAGAGTCGTCATACCCGGTGGCAAGAGAATAGTATTCAATGAAGAACATCCACTAAACGCATCATCGCCAATAGTGGTCACACTATTAGGTATGAACATGGTCTGCAAGGCTGAACAATTTCTAAATGTGTCGTGGTCAATGACGCCAATGTTTGCTAAAATAGTTGCAGATAGCAATCCGACACATCCATAAAACATATTATACCCCATCATTGTAACACTTGATGGAATCGTCACTGATTCTAAAGCAATACAGTCATGAAACATATCATTTCCAATAGTAGTAATACCCTTTAACATACTCACTGATGTTAACGCGCGGCAGCCATGAAACATATCATTTCCAATAGTAGTAACACTTGCTGGAATGTCCATATTCTCTAAATTTGTGCACCCATAAAACATCCCATTACCAATCGTCAATGTATTTGACGGAATGACTATACTCGTTAGATTCGTGCACCCATAAAACGCAAAATCTTTTTTAACAACAACTGTGTTTTCTAGGTCTACCGAAAACTTTCCATCAGGACTTACCACAATCGTCGCTAAAATATTTGCACTAACATCTTTAATCACAATAGCTTGCCCAATATAGTTTGCATACGTCACTGGAGATGTAGAAACCACACCATTGACTTGAATCGATGTCACACCACTAAGAAAAAACTGAGTATTTGTTGAATTCACTATAATAGCCATTGTATATATACACATCACATTATATTCCCAAAAATTGATTACATAGACTAGCACATACAATACTATTACACAAACCCACCATGTTGCACTACTGTTGTTTCTATAAAAATGTCTCCACCAATCATAAGCAGATGGAACTCATGCAAACAGTCACTTACGACAACACATTGCCTTTTGTCCCACCAATCACATATGGAAAAGTGATAAAAGTTTATGACGGAGACACCCTCACCATTGCTGCGCAATTACCTTATCCAGAATCACCAATCTATCGTTTTCAAGTCCGATTGAATGGAATTGATACTCCCGAAATCAAATCGAAATCCGCGACTGAAAAAACTCTCGCGGCAAATGCGCGTGACGCTTTATCAAACCTACTATTACACAAAATCGTTCAACTGAAAAACACGGCGAATGAAAAATACGGGCGATTGTTAGCCGATGTATATTTAGGCGAAATTCATGTGAATCAATGGATGATAGACAATAAATTCGCGGTTCGTTATGATGGTGGCACAAAGCATCGACCAGATGAATGGGTAAATGAATAATGCAGATGAATCATGTCAAATTATGTATTTTTATTTTGCATCTAAAAATACATATAAAAATAGTTTCCCAAATATATATAAATTATGACGGTCATCAATGGCGTAGAAATAGATTGTTTAGATTATGAAACCAATCCCATCAAATATGCCCTGATGAATAATGACCCGATTGACAAAAAACTCCATGTGATTGCCGTGATTTCCAACCCCTGTTTATACATTCGGCGCTATATTTTGATGAATGAGTTTATCAAACGCATAGAAATGGAAGAACCGAATGTGGTGTTATATGTGGTCGAGCTTGTCTACGGAGACCAGCGCTTTGCGATTACCAGCGCTAAAAACAAGAACCATTTGCAATTACGAACAAAAACGCCCCTATGGCACAAAGAAAACATGGTCAACATTGCCGTCAAGAAACTCTTGCCGAAAAACTGGAAAGCCATGGCGTGGATAGATTCCGACCTGGAGTTTGAAAATAACAACTGGGCCATCGACACGCTCAAAATCCTCAATGGCACCAAAGATGTGGTGCAACTCTTTAGTCATTGTGATGATATGGACCGCACCGGACTCAGTATGAGAACCTTTACGAGTTTAGGCTACCAATTCACCAAAAAGAACAAATATTGCGGGGCGGGTCTAAATTATTGGCATCCAGGTTATGCATGGGCATGCACCCGCAAAGCCTACGACAAAATGGGTGGACTCTATGATTTAGCCATTTTAGGGTCCGGTGACAATGTGATGGCCATGGCCTATATCAACAACGTCCTCAAGGCCGCCAATGACCGATATTCCGAAGCCTATTTAGAATCGATTCAAGAATATCAAGCTAGAACCAGGGGATTGCGTATTGGTTACGTGCCGGGTGTCATACGTCATCATTTTCATGGGTCGAAAGCGAATCGCAAATACACGGAACGCTGGGAAATTCTGATTCGCCATGGCTATGACCCGATTCGCCACGTCAAAAAAAATGCCGAT